ATGAGGAAACAATTGTATGTAGCTGCTGAAAGAAGTGAAGAGGTAACAATTATTCTTCGAGATGGTGGCACTATTAATGGAGTAGCAACAGTATCAACCGACCCTGACAGAGCAAAAGTCATATGTTTTGATGGGGCTGTATGGATTCCATATAACGAAATTACTCACGTTAACAGAGTGATTCAACTAAAGAAGAACGTAACTCCCAAGTAGTGAGTTACGTTCTTTTTTAGTTGACATTAAACACTTCTTCTATTTTGGAAATAGCTTTATTCAATATAATAGTAATTAGATTTGATGAGTACCCAAACAAGAACAACATAACGTTAGTACTGGTTAAGTCTAACGTATGGGATTGATTACTACCTGTTTTAAATACAATTCCTAAGAACAACACTGGTATAAGCATTGCTACAAGAAGGCGCATGATGCTTTTACTAAACACACTGACTGAATTGGTTAAAAAGTACAACAAGCCTCCCATCACAGATATAAGAAAATATTTTAAGTAAACATTCAAATTCTCATTCACTTTAATCGGAGAATCAGAATCCAATATAACGAACATAACTGAATACATCATAATGCATAATATTAATATAAAATAGGTCATTTGCAGGCTGAATTGTGATGATAACCGCCTATGTGCCGATTGTTTCCCGTCCCTATGATCGTGTAAGATTACCTCAAGCTTATCAATTTCAAACTTAATATCCCAAAGTTTTTTTTCTAAATAAATTTGATGAGCATCAGGATTTTCTTTGGTAATAAGCGGAAGTATTATTTTTGAGAACATACTTGGCTCTTTATTCAATTTTGTATGTAATTTTCGGCACCTACTGATTAGCAGTATGCCTATATCCTCATATTCATTCGCACTTTCGGAAATATTATTAATTTTTTGACTAATCTCCTCTTTTGTAGGTGTCAATTTCCCGGCCTCCAATATTATTATATTGGTGTATTATCGGGTCTGTAAATTCAATCTTTTAGATCATTTTAAAAAGAATATTTGTATATTTTATGAATAAAAAGGAGAACCCCTAAATCCAAATGTGACTTTTTCTTAATATTCTTCATATTCTTCATATTCTTCATATTCTTCATATTCTATAGAGTATAGTCATTTTTTGCATTATTGAATAACCAAAAGTTCTCCCTCCTCTTCGATGCCCACCACTTGTGGTAACGATCAAAGATATATATGAACTTTATATCAATTGTAAGCACAATTACCCCTCAAGGAATCTACCCAACACTTACCTGCCCTTCATGCCCTCTCGAGGAATTATAATTATTGGGAGGTGATCTATTTGTTTATTGCTCCTACACTGCTGCAGACTACTCACAGGCCGTTTTCTCACAGCGATTATATATTTGAACCAAAAATAGACGGCCATCGTCTTATTTATTCCCAGCAGTCCGGTTTGGTCCAATTGTATACTCGCCACAATAACGAATGTACCCAGCAATACCCCGAACTTCAACTACCATTCTCAGAAGATATTATCCTAGATGGAGAAGTAGCTTGCGTTAATCCTACAAATGGCGTGTCTGACTTTGAATCGGTGATGAGTCGGTTTCAGGCACGAAAGGCAGATAAAATAAAACGTCTTACAACCACACTTCCAGCTTACTATGCCATCTTTGACATACTGCGATACAAAGGTCAGGATCTGCGTGGATTACCGCTAATGAAGCGTAGGGAGATTCTTTTGAGTATTACTTTGCCATCAAGAAGTTTCGGAGTGGTGCCGCATATAGATGGGGATGGCGAAGCATTATTCGTGCAAATTGAATCACGAGGTATGGAGGGTGTGGTAGGCAAGAGGAAGACAAGTCTTTATGAGACTGGCCGCCGATCCCCAGCATGGCAAAAGGTTATAAACTGGACTTATGCAGAGGTTTTTATAACGGGATATCGCAAGGATGAATTCGGGTGGTTAACAGCAATTCCTTCCGGAACATCAGGGAGGCTGCATCCAGCTGGGATTATAGAACTTGGAGCAAGCCCGCTGAATAAGAAAGCATTCTATGGAGTGGCTAAGCAATTAGTTAAAGGTGAAGATAAGGAGTTTGTATATCTGGAGCCGAGGTTACGTGCGAAGGTTCGAACGAGGAATTGGACAAAATCAGGGATGTTACGGAGTCCTGTGTTCACAGAGTTTATTTTCTAAACAAAAAGAATCCTGAATATTTCATTGTCAGGGTTCCATTTTTTTATTTTGTTTTATGTACTAAATATCAGAAAGATCTTTTTTCATTTGTTTATTTAGTTCGGCAATTACTTCGTTCAATCCACTGTTAAGTTGATCTCTTTCCCTGTAGTCACCTGGAGTGGGAAATTCACTATAGGCTAAAATCATTGCCAACGATTGAAAAACTTCGTCACTTTTCAGAGCAACATTCTCTGATAAAAATAATTCTGAAAACAAGAGATAGTTTTTAGCCTCCACCAGACTTTTCCTTGCGTCCTGTATATCTAACACTTTTAAATATGCTTTTAGTTCTTCAATTGCATTATTCTTTTGGTTATCCCAAAGACTCAATATTAGTTCTTGTTTACCCTCAACAACTTCCCTACCTTCCATAAATATCTTTATATCAGCCTTATTAAATTCTTCAAATGTCAACACTCTCCTGAAACCAAACAAGCTACGAATATTACCTTCAGCTATCAGAAGTAATTTAAACAGTTGAGGGTATATCTCATGTCTTTTTACTGAATATAAACTGTAATCGTGAATTTTCTTCTGAAGATCGAATTTTAGATTTTCTGTATGTACATTCAACTTTTGTTTATGATTCTCTAAACTTTTTTCACCTTTACTTTTTATGTATAATTGCACACCAGCATTTATTACTGCTGAAACAGTTACAGCTGATATTACTACGCTCCAGTCAAAGTTCATGAAAACATTCCTTCCTAGATATATTTAAAAATACCCCCATCGGCCGTAGTAGCCAACAGGGGTATTTGCCGATTCTTTCGGACTGCACGCTCGGTGCTTCCAATTCGTGTAAGAACACAATATCATGTTTGGGACAATCTGTAAATAACGATTTTCATATGCCTTGGTGAATTCCAGCTCTGATATATTGATCGTATTACTCAAGTGATCTCCTTGCTTCACATCTCGATGAAGTATCTCTTTCGAGTTCAAAAAAATCATCAACGAAAATCTTAACTTAGCTAAAGTTCAATAAAGAACTCTATTTTGGATCATATGAAACTAGCTTAACAGCAATGGCTTATTTTGTAAATAAACTTCCACATATCTCTAATTAGGTATTATGTTGTAGGATAATGTCGTCCAGAAGTCCTATAATAGTACTTTTATCTTATGAAGAAATGAGGAGGTAGAAATGTCATACAAAGAGAATTATGTTCCCGTAATCAAGTGGAAACAGGGAGAGCAGAAAGCAATTGAATGCCTTAGCGATGAATCAAAGAGCATAATTACACCCCTTATTGAAGTCGCGCCAATCGATTGGGATTTTGATAAGGGCCAGCCGAAGAAAACAATTGACGGTCATTTACAGAAGATTGGTGAATCATTACGTCAATGTTGGAATAATGATGGAGAGGTTTATATTGATTGTCTTTGGATTGATCAAGAGGAGAGAATGGCCGATGGAAATCACTATCTATCTCATATATTAAACTCTGGAAGAGAACATAGTGTGAAAATGGTACCTGTCTTAGGTACAGATAAGGACACAGAATACCAATCAGCTGTAGTTAATGCGATCCAAATTGATAACTTGGGAGTATGTTTTCGATTGGTAGGCGAGGATTTTGAAAATATAGGAAAAAATATAACCGATCTTCTTTCAATTGTCCAATTAGAGCCCGAAATGATCGATTTAATAATTGACTATGGTTATGTGAACCCTGCTGAAAGAACAAGAACATATCAATTTTTACATTTATTACTAAACAGTATACCAGTAGTTGATAGATGGCGAAAAGTAGTTTTGTTGGGGACTTCTTTTCCCAAAGATCTTTCAGATGTTGATGCGGATTCCGTTGATACCTTAGAAAGATCTGAATGGTTGATCTGGAAACGAATTATTTCAAATCGTCCAATCCGCTTGCCTGTTTTTGGTGATTATGGAATTTCTCATCCAGATATTCTCGAGGCTGATCCGAAATTCCTAAGAATTAGTGCTAACATACGATATACTGCGGATGACAAGTTTATCATTTTTAAAGGGAGATGGTTGAGAAAATTTGGGTATGATCAGTTCTATTCCTTGGCAAACCTTGTAGTTAATCATCGTGAGTATTATGGAAGTAACTTTTCAGAAGGAGATAAGTATATAAGCGATGTTGCAAGTGGTGATGACGGTCCCGGGAATCTTACTAATTGGAGAAAAGTTGGGACCAATCATCATTTAGCTGTGGTTATCAATGAACTCGCCAATTTGTCCTTGATTTAAGAGTTTTACGTACCTCATATTGCAAATCTACAAGAGAAAGATTTTCGGCCAAGGCTTCCCATAACACTTTTCTCGGCTTGCTTAAGAGACCCTTTTGCAAGCCTCTTTCCTTGAGAATAATAATAGCCTCATCTCTCCAAAGAAGCTGAGCAAGGGCTAAAGAATCAATACATGGGTTTTTTTGCGGCTCACGAATGGAAAAAAAGTGAACTACCCCATCCTCTTCCATCTCAGCCCGTGTTAAGCCCCACCAATCAGGAACCAAATTTATAATGCCCTCAACATATTTCGATGCTGTTAGGACAGTGACAGTATCAAAAACCTTACTGTATGCTTCACATTGTCGTGGAAGTCTTCCCAAGGTATCACTTTCGCTTTTAATTTCATATCCGTTGATTGCACCATTAACGACAGCGACATCAATCCTCGCATCGCCTTGGCAAAGGGCAAGTTCATCAAGAATTAGTGTATCTGCAATTTCGGTAGCATGCTCCGCCTTCAAACGTCGATGCAATGAAGTTCTTATATCTATGTCTTTTGTTTTCATGCGGTTCATCCCTTCAACAAATTTGAACGCAGTATCGGTCGGTATTGTAACACAAGATAACTATAATGTCATTAGAAATCCCCCATCCAGATGGCTGAAGGGGGATCAAGATGACAATTTTCAATAAAGCAATCATAATTCATCTGGGACAATCTGTAAATAAAATTCGCAGGCGCTTGGGACTTTACTCTTTGGTCGTTCCTGAACGATTACTAAAGGCCAGTTCAAACAAGCCTGTAGCCGACAACCCAGCCAATGCTCCAGCCCACAGCCGCAATACCAGCTGGAGATCGGTAAACGGATAAGCTACAGCTCCGATCAGCATACCTACAATGACGCCGATCAAGGGTATAATATTTTTAGGCAAGGTAATCGTGGTCTTAACCAACTGCACGCCCGCTAATACAAAAACGGAAAGCAGAGATGCAAACATCAGAACCTCCGTTAGATTTTGATTTTCCATATTACATCATCCTCTCATCCCTATTACTCTATTGGTATTCCAGCAGCACGCCGTAAATGATTAGCAGTGTTATTGTAATAAGTCATTACCGTCTTATCGCCTTTGAGTTTGGCAGCGAACCAGTCCGGAGAGAGCCATCTAAAGATAAGTTCCTGGGCGTTACTCTTGTACAATTGTTTAAAAGGTACTACTGATCCTTGCTGTAATGGAATACATGATGCCATTCGGAGATTATTCGCCAAGTTATGAAAATGCGTCATGCCCACCTGATCGCGTGCGTGTTGTGCTGTAAACCATGCAAGGGATACATACTCATCTATCAAACGCTGCGCCACATTAGCTGGCATTTGTGTAGCTTCAGGAGGAATGATAATAGCTGGTTGCTCCTTGATCTCAGATACCACATCGTACAGTAGATCCTTGAAAGTCTTATTACCAGTAACCAACCCCTGTTCACAGTCCCTCTTACGAGTTGGGTCCAGCTGCTTATGACTAGGAATATGGATCAGAGGATTAAGCCTCCACTTATCGCAGCAATAAGCCAGATACCACACATACCGCTTGTATGCCTCTGCAAATTCAATCTTACCGCCGTAACACAGCTCGATGCCAAGAGCAATATCGTTAGCATCATCACCATAAAGCTGGTTATCAGTCGTCACATTGTACAGGACGTGCCAGGCTTTTTCCGCTGGATCAGGCCCGGTACCTGTCGGGATGATCTCCAGTATCTTTTTATCATCAATAAATACCTGGGCAGACGCTGATCGATCAGTAAGATTTTGAAAATAGGTAAAATGATTATCCGCAGTCGCTCCTGGATTACCTGTATCATGGGCAACTAAAAAGCCCGGTACTCCGGAGGCTAACCGTGTGCCGGGCCGAACGTTTTGGCGTATATCTATATAACGCCGTTCGATTACATATTTATTTTTGATCATCACTTACCTCCTAATTTGATAGCAGCAATAATAGCAGCTACAACCACTGTAATAATTGACCCTCCGATAGTCCTCCAAACCCACCTCTGAGCTTCCTCCATACGATCAAGCCTATGATGAGCTGATTTTGTAGATTGCATAGCCTCTCGAGCTAAATCCCGTGTAGTCTCAATGGTCGTTGTAAGTGTCGGCACAGCTTCAAGTGTCTTTTCTATTCGAGCAAGTTGTATCTGTATCTCTACAAGCTTATCCTCTGTCCCCACAACTCCGCCTCCTACTGTCATATTTGTTCCCCCTCTCTACTTCTCCCTCAATATAAATAGCCCCCGGGTCGGCTCCGAGGGCAAAATAAAAACGCCTTTGTGGCGCTCTGATAATAAAATCAGTTCTTTATGCAAGGATCCCGAAGGCGTACACTTCCTTATAGCTGTCTGTCGTATTCGTGAATCGCACATACAATTCGTTGGTAGGCACGGGTAGCTGAGCGATCCCCTGGACGACTTCGGTAAAGCCGGTTACCGTGGCCCCGACTTCGACCGTGATCCCTGCCTGGGCTTCCAGGTAAAGCTGGATCGTGTCGGCTATTTTCCCCAGCGGTAACTTTGTTGTCCGACATTTTCCGTTCGGGTGAACCGCTAGTACACCGTCCCCCATATTGGCCGCATGCTCTGCCAGGTCCGTCGAAAAACCTGACGGTTCAAAATCCTCGTCATAGTAAACCAGTTGTACCCCCGAATAGGCCTTTTTGATGCTAATCAGCTTTGCTACCTGCAGTTCGTCGTAAGTAAACAAACTCGGCTGCTCCGTGAAGCTTACTTGGTACTGCTCGACGTTCGAAACCATGGCTGGCTGCAGTTCTTCCCACTCGACCGGGACTTGGGTGGTATTAGTTAAGAGAGTGCGGCTGCCGTCTTCGTTGACCAGGCTATATTCCTGGGTTCGTTCTTCCCAGGCTGTAGGAATTCGGGCCGTGATTACTTCGTTGTACGTTTCCTGGTTGTTTTCGTCCAGGATCGGCTGGCTTTTGTACAGCAGCTGGCCGTTTTCGTCCGCTTTTTGCTTTTCGCCGTTCGTCCAGGTCAGGGTCTTTACGGCCGTGATCGGGAAGGGTAGGGCCAGGGAATATTCGCAGGGACCGGCCGGGCGGTTAAGCCCTGCTACGGTGTGATCCTGCCGATTGAAAATTACGTTATCCATTCGGGTGATCCTCCTTAGTTTCTGATTAGCGGGCGTCCAGGTAAGCGGTAGTATCTGGCTGTGGATGCTCCCCCCAGGCCTACAAAAGTTAGTTCGCTGCGCTTCTTAATATCTACTCGCAGCATGATTTCCCCGTTATACTCGATTAATCGTGGGACCATACATAAGAATTCGGCCACCTTCGCAGCCCAGGCTGGTATGCCGTCGGTGTATACCCCTACAGAAACCCCGGCAGAGTGAGGGCATTCGATAGACCAGTAACGTAGTACGCTGTTATTGCTGTCTTCGTAAGGTATAGTACCCACTAACGCCTGGGGGTCTACTTTGTAATTCAGGTCGCTTTCCGGTCCTAGTATTCTGGTGATTATGTTAGAGTATTGGTTTACGCTACCGTACGCCCTATTCGTACCCGCGGTGGTAACTAGCCCCCGCATACCTTGCAGTATTTCCTTGAATCCCACCAGCGACGAAGCGTAATCCTGCGTCGGTACATATTCCCCGATAACGATAATGCCGTTATCTTCGTCGTTACCTGGGAACAGGCTTTCGACTTCTCGGGTCGATCTGCGGACGTACAGGACACCAGACAGGCCGTTGTCTCGGCGTGGGCTTTCAGGAACCAGGGTGTCGTAACCGGCTTTAGTGACTATATTCATGTCGATACTAACCCGGTCTACGTATAGCGTCGAAGCCGTCACACCATCGGACGGCTCCGCGAAGACTATAAAAGACATAAAGCCGTTGCCGTCGATACTGGTAGTCAAATTGGTCATGTTTTTTGTAATCTTCGTAGGGACTGCCGCCGTCGTAGAAACGCCATACTGGGGCAGTATTTGGGAGCCCCATTGAGACAGCGATACGGTCCAGTCGGTGGTGGTAGCTTTGTTACCTAACGGGCCGCTCCCGTAGACCCAGGCGTTAAAGGCAGAAGCGCCTATGTTAGCTTTTATCCAGGTTATTTTCTCCGCTATCGTGTAGGCTCCTGGAATTTTACCGAAAACAGACTCTACCGCTGTAATTACGTCTAGCATAACTACCAGCTGGGCCTGCTGGCCGTTAACCGCTGTAGTAACTACCTTCAAGGATGAATCCAGCGTTTTAATTGCGTCGTAGTCTGCCTGGGCTAATTCTGTACCTGGGGCCGTTGGCGTAGCCAGGGCGCTACCTACAGCGCTGTAAGCCTTGTTCGGGTTTATTGTCGTGCTTCCCGCAACTTTGCCCACAAAATCGTCAGTAATGGCCAAGGTTCCCGGTATTAGCTTCTTCCCGTTCGCTTCGCCCCCCAGGGCCTTCGTGTACACCTGGTACAGTGATCCCTGCCCCGCTGGCATGTTAAGGCTATATTCGATAATGATTTCTTCGACGTCCAGGCCGACAGGCAACGTTCCCAGGGTTACTTCGGCTTCGTTCGTTCCCAGGTTCGCCCAGGTTCCCGGTACGGTTGTCGAAGTACCCGCAATAATGGCCCGCACTACAGGGCTGGAAGTGCTGGCGGTGGTTTCGACTAACCAGCTACCATATGACCAGGTCGTAGCTGTGTTAAGGATTATTGTTCCGGCGGTGGTGTCTACAGCTGTTACGGTAAACACACCACTAACCCCGCCGTCGCTGGCCACTAACCGGATAGTATCGTTTACGGCTAGTTTACTCGTATCGCTTACCTTAACCACTGTTCGGGATGCTGTGTTTACTTCCGCGATATAAGCCAGCGCTGTATCCGTGTCAATAACTCCCCCGATAATCTCCCCCGCTAGACCCTTCACTTTGATTTTGTCGCCTGCTTCCCAGGCTGCGGTATTTACGCCGGTCCCCTTCGTAACCGTAACCCCGCGTTCCTGGGTTTGGTTCTGCACCTTGGCCGACGCGAAGGACTTCTGGGACGTCTGCGCATCGCTGTTGATCCGGCGCTGGTAGTTTAGGGCTGGCCCGATATCCGCATAGCCTGCAATAAAATCAGCGGGCAGCGTGGCGAAGGTCGCACCCCGGTCTATATTGCTGATCGAAACGTCACTCATAGAATACCGGGACGTGGCCCGGAATGACCCCGTCCCGCCGCTTGGCGCTCCTGTTCTTAGGTCGCCCAATATTACACTAACTGGTGCCTGGCCCGGCGTAGTGTACTCTAATGAAGTTCCGGCCAGCTTCCCATTTACGTAAAGTTTTAGCGAGTCTCCTAACTTCCAAGTAATTCTAATATGGTTTGTCCCATTCGGAATGGGGTTTCCTGAAGTGGTATATACTAGCGTGGTATCTACCGTGTCACTACCGTAAATATGGACGTTTGCAACACCTACCGAATTCAGATACATACCCAGCGCTCGCTGGCCCCCAGCAGAATCCAGGTTGATAAGGCCCTCGCTATTACCGGAAGCCGCCCCTTGAACAGTTAGGAAAAATTCCACGGTTCCTTCATTAGTCGAAGCAGCTACCCCAAATGTTCGCGGCGTCATAGTCCCCAAATTAAAACGATAAGCGCCGCCAGTCGGTCCAGGAACAAACGAACCGGTTCCCAGTGTTATAGGCCCCCCAATCTCTGCCGTGCTGCCGCTATCCAGGGAAGCGTAAAATATATGGTTCGCGTCAAGCGGTGTCTTCCGAACGCCTGCGTATGTTTTCCGCATGGTCTTTTTTCGCCCGACCTGGGAAGCACCCCGCAGGATTTGGTCTGTACCGTCGATCAGCAGCTGGTCATAACTTGGGGATACCAGGTACGTTTTATGCCGCAAATCGGTTATATCGCGATCGTCTATGATGTTCGCGTATAGGCTGTCGGGGCGGTCAGATAGTACATAATACCCGGTTATAGCTGTTCCACTACTTAAATTACTGGTATAGATATTTTGGGTTGTAATCGTGTTGTCTCCGTTTTTAGCGGTTACTTTATAAATTGCAACATTTGCGGAACTATTGAGGGTGTCCCCCACATTAATTTTGTCGTAGTTTGTAACGTTAGTTAACGTTGCAGTCCCACCAGGAACCGACGCGCTCCTATCGTGGGTAATATTAAAATATTCCCGCGCCCCGTTTGGATTGTTTACGCTGTAGGCCCCCGAATTCCGGCGGTTTACTTTGAAAAGTGGGATAGCGTACGCGTAGCCATCGTAGGTTTTCAAGGCGTCTTTACTGGCTACGGTTCCGTCCCCAGCTACGTACAGGCCTACATCATCCAGAGATACCTTCCGGCCAGCGCTGCCAGTGGCTCGTCTATTACCGTAGCCATAAAATACGGCTAGGGCGTCAGTTGTAATATCAGCTAAACCTCCTTGTCCTTTAAAATCGAGATTAGCAGCCCCCGCCCCTGAAACGAAGCCATCAATCGTATATACAGTAAAGTCCACGCTCGCCACGGTTCGAATCCGGCTTTTCCATTCCTGCGTTGTTTGGTCCCGCCAGGCTTCCAGAAATACCAGGTCGTCGCGTGTGCCTTCTGTAGGTGGGGCCGGCATAGTTACCTTATTAATACTTGTAGCTGGTGCATTTACTGCCGTGCCAGCAATTAAAGACAGGAAAGCCTTTATGCCGAATGCATTAGCCCAGTCAATACCGTAATTCACATAAACCTGCCCCGCTACTGCGGCCGCTACCGAACCCGTGGCGTTTTGGACATACTCCAGTACGCCGCTATGCGCCGTAACAGCCCCTAGTTCCCCAGCCGTAAGGGCCGTAGCATTCGCCAGGCCTTCTTCAATCTTTAACAGATTTCCAGCGCTTAAGGGTGTACCCTGCTGGACTACCGCCCCTTCACTGTCTACGATATGATCTTTCCACGCCGTTTTACTGTAAATTGTCATATACGATCAGGCCTCCTATACTCTTGTGATAGTGTACTTAAAGGTCACCAGCAGACCGTTAATCGCTGGCTTGGTGATGCTGTCTGGTTGGTCGTCGAATACTGCACCATCCTTGTCAATTACTTGGAATTTGGTGATTGTTCCGCTCACCGAATCGGCCATGTAAAATTGCAGCGTGATAACATCACCAGATAAAGTCAATGTCTGAATCGGCATGATCGTAACCGTGTTTCCAATGGTGTATGTGCCATGGGATATCATATTTTGAAGCCAGATTTTCATTTTGCCATGAGCCGTCGTGGTTAAAGACATTAAATGATCTCCTCCGTTCCCGAGTTTATTGTGCCAGTTAGCTTGTAGGCTACCTGCAGCTGCGTTTCATAAGATCCACTTACCGTCTCCTCGCTGCTATAGGTCACCACCTGGTCATTTGGTCGTATCGTTGGCGGGATGATAGCCCCGCTGCTACCTGCATACAACAGGCTTGTGATCGGGAAAGCGGCCTGCAGGACCAGTTCGTAGGTCTGCGCGATCCGTTCCTCACCGGAGTACAACGGCGGCGTAGGCAGTGTTGCTACCTTAGTCCCCTCATATAGGACGCCCGCGTAAAGCGCGTTACTCGCAAAAGCCTGGAAAGGGTAGTTGAGAACCGAATAATGCTCGGATATATCTATACGGCTGCTCCAATCCGGTGCCTTGAGGCTCACCGTCATAGAACGAATGTGGACAGGCCGAATATATTCAAAATTTCGCTTTAGCGATTCCTGATCAATAGGTTCTTCTGTTGAAAACTGTAATTCAATGACCTTGTTAATGAAATCCTCTTTGATCTCCAGAAGCTTACCGTGTTGATTTCCCAGATCACGTAAAACTGGAATCCGGAATGGACTGTTCCCCCAACGTTTTTGCCGAATGGCTTCCCTTCGGGAGCTATCAGACCCATTCATTTTGCGTCTGAAATAGATCCACTCCCATATAAATAAGGACCATGTCGCCCTGGGAAGGATAAACTGATCACTTAACTCATCAATCTTCTGCTCCCGAAGTTCCATTTCGTCTTCCATGACAGAAAAGTGACGGTCGGCCATGTCTATCTCATACCAATATGCCGGCAACATGCCGCTGTACCGTTCAGGGATCACAATAAAACCACCTCTACACGAGGAATGGAGGAAGGCGTCATCTCGACATCTTCCTCCATTCCGTTGAGAGTATAGTTTTCATAATCCTCCACTCCAGCTACAAGCAGCAACGAGCCGACATAGTTATAAGCCAGTTTGGTTCGCTCACTTACATATTCCATGATCCGCTCCTGTATAATAGCGGTCATTTCAACAAGATCCGAACCATCGACAGTAATAAGCTGGGTCTCCACCACGACAACAAAGACCGGTGCAGGATGCACCTCCAAATCATGACCAGCGATTCGCCACTCCTCCCACATCCAAGACTTTACCGTCTCAGCGAATTCTTCAGTAATCGGCTGGCCAGCCAGATCCGTGAGGTACAGATCAATGGAGTTCTCATTCCTCTCTTTCTCCCGGGCTATAGCGGAGCCTACTCCCTCCATATCCTTAGCCCATGTTTCATAATCTTTACGGCGTCCGCTGCCCACTTCCGTCACAGCGCGTTCCAACATCCGGAGGCGCAACGTGTCGTCGTCTTCCCCTTCTCTTCTTGTTACCCCCGCTGCCCAACCATGGCCATCCAGATACTCCGCATCCGCCCAGATCGGAAAGCCCTGAAGAAACCCATATGTCCACAAGGCCTGCTGCTCTGCAATCTCAATGGCCAACGGGTACCACAGGTCATAAAAATACTCGCCTTCATCCATAGGCGGCGGGGGAAGGCCACGCTCAACTGCCAGGGCAATAGCTCGATTGACCCAGCGTCGATAAATATCCTCTGGTGTCTCCTGGAGGATCGGCATGTTCGGCAGGGCTGGCAAATCTGATAGTTTAATAGTCATGTGCTAATCGCCTCCTCCAGTTCAGCATTGCCGGCTAAGCCTGATAAAGATATGTTAAGCAGTACCACCTTCTGTCCTGAGCGCTGCATTGACCTCACTTCGGCCCGCTGGATCTCCGCATGGGCCTTTAACGCCTCTTCGATGTCACGCTTAATTTCTACGTCCTCCCAATCGGACCACTCGGAACGTTCGACGCCGACCTCTTCGCCATACACCGCATAGCGAAAACGCTCGGTATTCAAAATCTTGAGCGCCGTCTGCAGCAGGTACTCTTCATAGGTACAGGTCTTTTTGGGATAACCCGCATCATCAAGCACGGCACATCGATTTCGATAATCGATGACGTATGTCCATTTGGTCTCAGAGACGACGGACTCCGCCAGCTCAATGCCATCAAGGTCTGTAAAATCCAGAACAGGAAACAAACCATCATCCGCCACTGCCGCCCACATCCTTTCCATGAATGTAGTATCGCTGTCCGGTCAACCGGGACACAATGAGTCGGTCGCCCACCTGCAAGGGGCTGGGGAGGACTAAGACACCTGTAAGCGTAGAGATAGCCGGTTGCTTAACCTCAAACACTGTATCAATGCGACGTTCCTGCAAATACTCTGCGAAGACGAGCTTGTCGGCGGGGTAAGGCTCCTGATCGCCGTCAACTTGAATCGTCGGGCTCTCCGGCCAGCTCAGCAGAGTGGCCCTCTCAGTATCCCGGGCATCGATGTGACCAGCTGTCTTTTCCCGCAGCAGCTTAAGCGCGTCATTCAACATGGCTACCCCCTCCTTTCCAGTTCCAGCTTCACGGTGTATATTCCGTTTTTGAAACTTGAATCCGCACTCTCCACAATCCACTTGGACGTATGATCCGTTTTGATCAGAACCATCCAGCCGGCGCGAAGCCCAGCCAAAGAATGATCTTCGTGCTTGACCGTAATCTTCTTGATCTGCTTAGCCTGCGACAAAGTCTTCAGGCGCTGCGTAGCGATCGTGGCCGGGTCCTCATCTTCTTCCACCTCGATGATTTCTTCCATCCGGCCCATCGCCTGCAGAACTCCTTCCGCTGTTTTGGTGACGGAGGAAGCTAGTTTGTCATCTTTATATTTTTGTGCCGTCACTACCGAATAGGTATCCTCGATGCTATAGCCGGCTGTGCTAGCCTCCATCTGCTCAGGAATAAATACGGGAACACGGGTATTACTCCCTTCCCGAACGACCTGCAGATAAAATCCGGTATTAGTCCGAATAACACCGACATGATATCGGTAGCCACTACGCTCATATGCCTTTTGCAACACGTCCAAAATGACCTCCGAATGAAACATCGTGCCGTAGCGCTCATCCAGATTAAAGCCGAAAACAGGACAGCGGAAATCGATGCCGGTTGTTTGGATGTACCGTTGCAGCTCCACGCCGGCTTCCCCTTTGAGGTAAGGACGAGCTCCCTTGTTCTTGGCTAGGTACCAGCTGATCTCCCGGGCTTCAAGCTCCCACTCATCCGTAAATTCATTTCGCTCATACTTGATGATCGGCCCGTGGAAAAATTGGTTCTTATGGTGAAGAACTCCCACCCCAGCCAACTGCTGCGAAAAGCACATCAGCATACCGGCCACTTTAATGTTTACCGCGTTCCGGAGCCGGACGGTCATGCTGCGAGTTATCTCATCCCGTGCTGAAGACCAGGATACGTCAATCACCGCATCCGTCAGTAAAATCCTTTTGCTCTCTTTTCCATATAGAACCGCAAAATTGTCCACGCTACGTCCCGCCCTTTACGCTGGAATTCTTTGTCAAGATACGTTCTTTCTGAACGAGGTAATCAAAGTTCCCTTTGGCGTTGACGGCAGCCGCTTTCGCTTCAGCCTTTTTCTGCTTTTCGCTCTTCGCTGTCTCATTTTTTTTGTCCTTCTTCCCGCTGGTATTCGGCCTGCTCTTAGACGATTTCGTGATGATGACACCAGGCTTCAGTAGTTGCTTGGTATTTGAATAAGACACGATCTTTACCGGATCGAATTCAATAAAATTAAAGTTTATATGCAGATTCGCTTGACCGTCTTTATACGTCGCTTCAAAACTTTCAAACCACATCGTCTGCGAGAACAGAGATTCAAAATTAACGACAACCGGCTTAGCCTTCCATTCCTCCATAAGCTTCCATGCTTGCTCTGGGGACTGATAGACGGCCGTTTCTTTCCCTGTCTCCCACAGCTCGTCCCATCCACGCGGAAAAATCGCAGAAAAAGAGACCCGCTTCAGTTTCGAAGTGAGTCTCTTACCGGTCTTTTCTTCCCCGGTTATGACGGTGAAGGTCTCGACCTCATTGCTGGATGTAATTTGGATCTCCGCAGGCGTAATCGGGAAGGTAAAGCGATTCTTGTCTCGAATCATGGTCAACATATGCTACCCCCCACTCTCTAGGGCTTTATATAACTCTTCACCAAAGATCTTTCGGAAGAGTGATCGGCCCTGCGGGCTTGTTAACATTTTTGCAAATTCTGTGAAATTGGTAATGCCTTTCGCCAACTCACCAAAATCAATATTAATATTCTCAATCACAATGTCACGAATCGCAGCAGGCGCTTGAGCCAGCGTTTTCGCTACAGGGATGCTTGTGGATCTCATGCCTACAGCGCCGCCATCAGCATACGGCCGTGCGCCGAGTAAACTGCCGGCTTGCTCCCATAAGGCCATCCCTCGGTTTCTCCTCTGCCGGGAAAGAGGAATGATCATCTCCGGCCCAGCTTCGCCAACCAGCCCCATATGTGGACCACTGATCAGGCCACCGTCAGCATATTTTTTCTTCTTTCGTCTTTTTCTTCGACCAAAGAAACCTGAAATACCATCGTAAAGCTTTGTACCTAACTTCTCGCCACCAAAGGTGCCAATAAGACCACCAATTGCACCACCGATCGCAGTTCCGACACCGGGCATCAGGAAAGTCCCTAACAATGCTCCTGTTGCCGCACCACCGAGAACGCCGCCCGCCACCCCACCTACTACCTTAGCGGCTTGACGACCACGTGTGCCTTTCTTAGCAAAGGCGATATCCCATGCATCCATGGCGTAGCCAACCGGTCGGACAACCTTGCCGAGCAGTTGGCTGCCTTTCGCGAATGTTCGTACCTTTGCTGCCTGTCTTCGAAGTTGGTGGCCTGTTGCCCGGACCTTATACGCATCGGTGAGGCTATTGGACTTGCTCATAGCTTTGGTGTACCGCTTAATCCCTTGACGCTTTACCTGCTCTAATGAACCGTGTATCCCTTCGGCATAACCAGCCCCGTACCCGATGTTGTCGTTGTTATCGTCAATATAAGATTTGGCCTTAAATACATTTGTTCGGAGTGGCTGCGCGCCCACAATTCCACCGTTTGCATATGCCCGAACGCCGAGGCGTTCTCCCGCCTGCTCCCACAACTCAACACCGCGCTTTCTTCGCCCTGCGGAAAGCGGAATAATTGCTTCTGGACCTGCCTCACCGACTAAACCAAGATGAGGACGATTTATAACACCGCCGTTGGCGTAGGCTGCGCCACCACTGGATCTTGAACTATTCGAGCTACCACCCAATCCAGTACCAGAGGAAACTGACGATGAAGCGGTCATCATGCTCTTTAGCATACCGCCTGCTTCAGTCGCTACAGAAATAAGACCCGGAAAACGACTACGAATCCCTTTGGTGATCAAAGTGATTAGGCTACTGCCCCAATTTTCACCTTGGCTCGTCATCGTCTGAATAGATAGAAGGTGCTGCTTAGTCTCGTCCGTTGCCGTTTTCACAGCAGTACCGACTCCAAGCATGCTTATGCCTGCAGCACTCGCTCCTTGAACTATACCTGTAGTGCTAGCTTTCGTCGTTACCCCGAGTAGCTCAGCCTGAATGGAAGTCTTCTTTGCAGCAGTCCCCACAGCCTCCATATTTTGCTGTGCGGCCGTCGACTCGGTGCCTTTCCACATAACCGAGATATCTTCTTTAACGGTGCTCACCGTTTGCTTGATCCCACTTTTTTCAAAGGCACCACTTACGGCAGATATCAAACCATTCTTAGCAATATCTGAACTGAACACACCGAACGTTTCCTTCAACTTCTTTTCTTTCTCAGGGGTCATACTGCCGAAGGTAACCTTGGCTTCAGGTGGTGCTTTAACAACTGGCACAGGCTCTTCCTTTTTCTTCCCTGTAATCCAATGGCCTATGGAGTAGATACCATCTACTGCTTTCTTAGTCCAACCGGCATTATCCGCCATGGAGCCGAGCTTTTCACCAATGAACCCTCCAGCAGCTGCACCAACAGCCGTTCCAATTGGTCCAGCGAGTGACCCTACGACACCGCCAATAATACCTCCGGCTGTACCACCTACCAAAGAACCGCCGCTTGAAGATATACCTTCTTTAAGTCCATCCTCCTTGGATGCCTGGTATAAGTCATACCCCGTCATACCGATCCCAGCGACTGTACCCGCTATACCTAGCGCTTTGACAGCCTTACGACCACCCTTAAGCAACCCTTTGATCACTCCACCACGTGCAGGAATATCAGGAATTACATCCGGAATGGATGAAGGGGTTGGTATTCTGCTAGAGTTTCGGTAAATGACCCGACCCCGTCTTGGGGCTACATCAGGTATTGTATCTGAATCTGGTAAGTTTGTTCTTCGTGTACCTCGTCGAGCACTGATGGAGCCTCCTGTAGTACGGCTATCTATGGTGCTACGGTTGATTCTTCTGGTGCTACCAGTTCGTCCTCTTCTACTCCTTCGACGACTCTGACTTCCTCTTTGGCTGCCTAGTCCTCCCCTAGCCTCGTTAAGATATACAATACTAGCATTAACCGTCATGGACGATACTGAGCTCATTCCACCCAACCCACTACTAGAACTTCCTGTACCCCCTCGCCGAAGTGTGAATCGTCGTCGGGTTGGTGTACCCACTTCTTGGACCGGTGTAGGAGATGGTCCAACGTTACCCGAATTGAACCAACCACGGACTTTTTTAGTACCTATAATTGTGTCGTTAATAATTCCTTTTCCAAATTTAATTCCTTTTATAGCCGCAATACTACCACCTATAAGAAGTAAACTAGTGTTTATTGTTGAAAAATGATCGCTATAGATACTCGTAATCCCACTAACGAACCCAACAACTTTAGAGCCTAGTTCCTGTATATCGTCCTTATTCTCTGTAATAAGAACATTGAATTCCTTAAGTGCTGGAAGAACAGCAGTCGAGATATTTGCCCCTAACTCCTGCATTTGTTGGTCAATCTGAGCACGCGTTTGGATGATGCCTTGCATCGGATTGGCAGCTTGTTGAGCCTTCACCATTGCATCTGTAGTACCGGATATGCCGGTAGGCGCAGGTTGAAATGGTACCTGAAAGGTCTTCAGAACAGCACTACCATTGTCTTCAGCTGCTGCAGATCCAAGGGAGACGAGCGACGCTTTAAGCTCACTCTGCGTCTGGCTGGCTAAGTCAGCGACCAAAGCCATCAGAGCGCCTTTAGCCCGCTGCTCTTCTCCTGAGTTGATATCCCCGGTAAATGTAGCAGCCTGCCTAGCAGCCTCATCTTTGCCAGCTCCACGAAGCGTGAAATACTTCTCCATGTCCCCGGAGTCCAAAGCTTTAACGCCAAACGTCTCTTTAATAAAATCCGCTGGTTTGTCAAAGTTAAAGCTGCCTTCCTTTACACTTTGCGTTAAGAAGTTAGCCATTTGTCCCGAATTGGCGCCGGTGTTTTTGAAATATCCGCTATATTCCCAGAAGGTATCGAATAAATCCTGTTGTCGATCACCGACTTCTTTGTACGCATACATCATGCTATCCGCTACGGATCCGTAAGACTCTTTAAATGTGTCTGCCGACTGAGCAAGTGCCCGATTTATCTCTTCAGATCCTGAATCAGGACGGATAAATTGCATCTTTGCAGAAGCACCTAGAAATTCACTGGTCTGTGATTTGTCCCTTACCAAAGGAGCTAAGTCGGCTAATTGCTTAGCGCCTTCGGTTTGAGAAGGAATAAGTCCTTGGGCATGCAACGTATTAACCGTTTGAAGACCTTTCAAGCGCACATCAGCGGGTAATAGAGCCGCACTCCGTGAAGCCACGGAATTATAATCTATCGCACCGCTAAACATGGCGTCCTTCAGTCCACCCCCAAGTAACATGGCTCCCGCTGTCATCGCAATTGTCGATATCTTGGATGAAATACCATCAAGGACCGGACTTACTTCATCTCGCGCGCGAAGATGCACACGAGAATCACTCATACCCCTGATCTCAGCGTCCGCGCGGGAAATCGAATGCCTCAGATCATCCGCACCACCGCGAGCCCTCCGGAAGATATCGTCAACGTTGGTTCTTCCCAGCCTGCGGGTTTCATCTGCAGCATCTCCGATACGACTACCTAAATCGTCTGCAGCACTCCGTGACCTTCGGAGATCTGACACCAGGTTGTCACCCAGCTGCCCTGAAGCGCGCCGAAAATCCAGTAAATCATCGGTCGCACCACGCAGCGCCGTTCGGATATTCCGGACAGCACCGGAAATAAGGTCCCGTGCTTCGAACGGGACCGTCACTTTTGATGTTGCTGCTATGATTATTCACCTCCAACCCGCTTTACTTCTTTGCCAAACGTTTCGCTTCTTCTTCGGCAATCATGCCCGCAGCAAGACAGAAATAATACTGCCGCTGCTTGTCCACTTCATAAGGAAGGATCTCAGCCGGCAGTCGCTTCTGGTTCATCCAAAAGGATGCTACCCAGCTTGCTTCTCCGTCTTGCTTGATGAGTTTTTTGCCTCTTTCAGCAGCGCATCCTTTGTCTCCTGGAATTTGTTCACGGCTTTACTTAGCTCTGCATAGTCCGCAGGGTTGTCCAGGAGGCGCGGTGGCAGCTCATATTTGCTGATGCACTTATAGGCTTTAAGTAGCTCGGTGTTATTCCAATCAAATTCATGCTCCGTTGCTTTGACGATCATGACGTCAATCTCATTGAAGGATTCCTTTGGGTCACCATTTTCCTCGTAAGCCAGTTCATACGAACGTCGTACCTCGATGGTAGTCAGGCGGCGGACAGACCAATCTTCGCCGTCAGCTGTAATTAAAATCGTATCATCTTTGCGGCCCTCTTTGCCTTTGGACAGATATTTCTCTAATTTATCGCTCATTTCTATTTCCTCCTAAATTTTCGTTCCTTGAAGACCAAAAAGCCGCCTTTTCCAAGGCAGCGATTGTTGTCTTTAAGCCTATGTGTTTCTACTTCACTAAAATTTTCACAGCGGCATTCAATCGTTTTATCGTTTCTGTGCCAACCCATCCACCTGCACTTGCCAGTATAACATTATGAAAAAGCTTCATAGCCAGAGAGTATGTCATTGTCCCGATTATTATCTCTATAACAAAGAATCGCATAATATCTCCAGTGGTTATAATGTAAACTTTAAACTCTTGATTTTGAAACATGGGTCATATCAGCCACCTTTGAGGGGTTTATATAACCCATATGCTTCAAGCTGATTGTCCAATGCTAGGAGCATTTAGAAGGGGATTCTTACGCCATATAACCAGGGAACTGCTCAATGAAATCAAAATCATTTGCGGTACCTGACAGTGTAATATCAATCCCGTTATTATCGTCGATCTTAGCAACCAGAAGATCCATATCATCATGAATATGCACGCCGCTAATCATCACCCGCTCCACGTTACCGGTCTGCATATCCTGAAGAGAGCCGGTAATGCGTTCCAGGAACATGGTCTTACCCGCTTTAAAATCTTGCAGCAGCCGATAACGTAGCTGAGACTCCAGCTTTGACATCACCAGTTTCACAGTGATTTCATACCCAACGATCTGCTTCGTCTTGGACATCTTTCGCGCGCGGATAATATCCAACGTCTCCGGCTTCAAAATGACCTCAATCTCTTTGATGGTCTGTATTGTATCACCGTTGTCATCCTGAACGGATAAGTTACGGCCAATCAGTTCGCGTTCCATGGACTACGCCACCTCCCAGTCAATATTAAATATTTCAATCGCATCAAGAGGTTTAGCGGACAAAGAGAAGTAGGCATAATCCGCATCGCTAACCTTCGTTGGATGCTCCGTAAAAGTGAATTCAGAACTAATCGCTTTTTGCTGAGCGCGAGTCTTCAGGTAACTGACAACCGCAGCGATAAATAACCCCCGGCCATCCTTATCATTATCCAGCTTGGCCTTATTCACCTTGCCGGCGCTATAAATATCATTCAGCAACTGATCGATCGTCATAGACACACGAATCTTTCCAAAGTCCTCCCGTTCCCCGGCACCCAGTGTGGTAAGAGTATTCACCCCAGACTCAATGATGTAGTCATACCCATCACGAGTGGCCATAAGAGTTCCTTCCGCGAGGCCTTTCAGAACCTCACTATGGCTCCAGTCTACCTTCGCCTCTGCCATCGGCACTTTTACCCCGGTGAAGGATTTATTCGCTGGTGTACCTGCTGCCAACCCAGCCACCCAAGCACCCCACTGCAAGGAGTCATAACTTTTGCCGTTGGTATGCTCCCCGGCCAAAGAGCAGTTAATGATAAAGCGAGCATTCATGGCACGGCTCCGGGTATTGTGAGCCTCGATATCATCGTCGGAAACTGCTGCCCCAACAACAACCATCTGTGCCAACTTACGAGCCTTGCTGCGACGATCTAGCAGCCACTGCTTGGCGGCTGCCTGAACAGCAGCGTCAGACGAAGGCAAATACACAACATCAAACACCAAACCGTCAATTCGGTTAAAGATGCCGCTCCAATTAGCTGCTGTGATGGCTGCAGTACCCGACACTCCCCCGATCAGTTTGGTATATGCGACATCGGCCAGCGCCGTTGCACCGGTATCTTTGAACCGAACCATGTTGGACTTTTTAAGAGCTTCGACAGCTTCCGCTTTATCAGCTACAAGGAAGGTCTCAGTATCATAAATTCCTTTCACGTCCCGGATCAAGATCTCTTTCTTTGCGGCGTCCACCAGGCTGGCTCGAATCATATATTCGAAATCGTTCCCCCGCGTTCCGGGATAACGGGCCTCAATTGTGTAGCTGCTGGCCACTGCAACGGAAGCTGCCACCTCATTGCCATTGGTAACGCGGTACCCGACAACGGTCGCCCCGTTCTCCGCTGCCAGCTCCAATTCGTCTACCAGCAATCCGGATTCCTTGAATCGTTCCGACTGATCCGTCATATCCACAGCTTTGTTCGGCAAGCCCCACTCCGCCTGATATGGCACCAGCACACGGCCGGAAACCGACAGGACGCGTGACTTCGCAACCGCCTGCAGCTCCACATAGGCGCCGGGTCTACTCCGTTGTATCGACATTTACTATTTCCTCCTTTGTTGTCCGACCCAAATAGGCCTCCACTTTCTGAATGACTTCCTGCTGCGACAGCAGTGCATCATCCACACAATCAAAAAGAGCGCCGGCGATTTCAAAGCGTTCCCGCTTCAAAACCACTGCGCTCTCAATCCATTCCTGCTTATACCGTTTGTTCACATCCTCCGCTACTGTCACCGGCAGGCTGGACGGCTGCGGATGCTGTATTCGCTTGTTGCTGCTCATGCCTGTTGCTCCTCTCCTTCGTAATTCGTATAGAAATCGTTAATCTTGGCGACTGGACTGCCGTCAATGTTTACAAGCAGCTTCGGAACATGCAGCAGATATGAATACCTGAAGGTTACTTCCATCCGGTCAGTCAGTGGCCGCATGCGCGGAGCCTCGATCACCATCATAATGCCGAAGCGCTGTGAAGCCACGCAGAACCGCCGCTGGCGAAGGTACAGGAAGAAGGGAGATAAGTGCAAGGGGACCGGCTCTCCGGCGTCCTCTGCCCCGCTACGATCGCTGTCGTAGTGAAAGACCAGGCCCACATCCTCAATGATTCGGTCTGCACGCGGAGTGTGCGCCTTATCGGACACCAGGTCCGTTTCGATGAACACGCTGGGACGATCAAACTGCCCGGCCAGCCAGAGGGAACGATCCCGAAGAATCGGCAGTTCCGGATAGACCTGCTGCACGAGTTCTGCCCAGGCTTTTAACCCAACATCCATCATGACAGCATCCTCCCGAGCTCTTTCTCCAGCCGTTTCATGATCAAAGCATTCATCCCGCCTTCCAGCTCCTTTACAGCAATATCAAAGTAATGCCGGCCAATGAATGAACGCGGCTTTGCCATAAATCCGGACTTCGCGCGAGGGTCATAGACAAATGTGCCATTCGTTGCCCAATACCCGGGAACAAAGTGCGCATTGTGGATGGTGTAACCGTCATTAAGATGACGCGCATAAGGAAGGTTTGAACCCACTTCGATCGAAATGGAATTCCTATCAACGTCCCACTCCCATACATTTCCGTCTTCCCCGCGGGTAAAAGAGTTCCACATTGTACCGGTATCAATGAGGTCCTGCTTATCAACTTCATCAATGATCAAGTTCAGCAGCGTCTCTCCTACCGCTTCCGCAATGTTCCGGAGGATCTGATTCACACCTTCGTCACTCAACTTCTTGAACTTCTTAGCCAGGCCGTCAAAGTCATGCATGTTCACTGCCTTTCACCTCACAGGTCACCAATAACTCACGCCAGTAACGGCGCGGATTGGAGTCAATCACCAGATATTTACGTCCGAACAGCAATACTTCGTCGCTGATCCGGACGTCCGCTGTCTTAGGAACCCCAATTGTCTTTTTGATAATGTATATGACAGGAGTGGATTCTGTCTTAGCATCAGTCTGCGTTTTAACAACGAAACACTTCAGATCTTCGATCTTTCCCGCCTTCCGATCACTGAACAGGTTATCTGCATCCTTCTGGCGGCCGAGTCGGTAAACCGCCAGCGGGGTATTCATTCGGTGATTCATAACAAATAGGCCGTAATGTTCCCATCATCCGGCCCTGCCTGCTGTTTCTTGACCCACAGAAAGAGAATAGAATCCACATCGGCGTTTCCGGTGGTCTTCCCTTCCACTGCCTGCCGTGTGTATGTCCAGGCACCGTCACTTTCCGCTGAATAACCGCGGGCAACGGAAGCCAGGTATTCCTCACTGTCTTGCAGGGCCAGAGATTCCGCCAGCTTCACCCAGGCCAGCATGAGCTGCTTGTCTGCTACTTCTGGGAAAGCAACGGGCAAATACAACTCGATACGAGTCTGAGCATCATCAATATACTGTTCCAATTGCTCGGGAGTGGCCTCCTGTACAGCGCTGACACGGCTGCGACTCTTAAGGAGTGTCGTTGTTAGCATCCAGCTGTCCTTTGCCTTCCAGCGCCTTCAGTGCGGCCAATAATTCCGGTTTCTTCAAGTCACTGAATCCCTCAATGCCCGCTACCTTCGCTTTGTCCTTCAGCTGTACCACCGATAGGTCCTCTAAGGGAATCACCTTCTCCTCCTGAACTTCGAAATCTGAGAGATTACGAAAATGCTTCAGGACAGACTCACTCTCTACGAGGATCGGTAAGACAGGTTCAAACCGGATACTATGCAGCCGCAGGGAGGCGTTCTTCCCTCTGTAAGTGACGTACGCCATTAAAACTCCACCCCTTCCACATAAGCCAGAGCTTGCGGCTCTTCGAAAATCGAATCATAATCAGAATGGATTGCGTAAAAGCGCTTATCAGTCCAGATCGCTTCCTTGCCTTCAGTTGTCTTACGAATCTGCATATCATAGGTATGGACCATCACAAAATTCGGCTGATAAGTAAAGAGAATGGCTCCTTCCGGCATACTCCATACATCCTCGACATCATAGGCATTAACTTTCTTGACACCACCAGTGATCTGAAGTTGTATCGAAGCGCTAGTGTCCTTTTCTGCCAACTTCTGAAGCCGCTTGCTGAAGGTGTTAGGATGCATAAAGTATTTAAATACACCACTAGCACGGTGACGAGTTGGAATTGCACGTTCTACCTCAAACAAAATCCCTAATTTCTCAGCAGCCGTTAGAGTGGCCCAGTCCAAGTAATGACCGGTGGTTCGTGCCTTTTTTAACCAACCGTCATTCATGGACAAGAACTCATAATCAGGGTCAGTGTTCAGGGTATCAATGTCACCATTAAACCCGATATCCTGCATATTCTCGCCGTAATTGTTTGCCATAGCCCGCATGATGACTTCTTCAGCATTTTGTCCGCGAACCCGTTGAGTCTGCCGAATAAATTCTTCGGTAATGTCAAAAGGTAGCACCACTGGCTCCACCGAATATGGAATCTGTGGAAAGGTCAGTCCCGGTGTGTTGGATGCCATAACATTCTCTTTTTTACTGCGCATGTTCCGGCCCCGTACACCTACTTTGTCGATGGTCCCTTTGGAACTCTTCCGGTTTTCATGACGAATACCTTTAAGGAAGCCGTTGGCTTCATATGCCATATCGGTAAAGGCTTCGACTTCCTGATAATTTAAAGCATTCTGATCCATCGGTGTAACGATGGTAGATTTCTGGATGCTGGCACTGGCGATATTACCGTTTGTTCTCATGATTTGCATTCCCCCTTTGATTTACAAGAAGCGTCCGAAACTTACGGCGCTACCTGACTTTTGGATCTCTTCTTCATCACCCTGCGCGGAAGCACCGCGGCTATTTTTTACCATTTGCACATCAGCTGCCAGCGTCTGCATCTGCTCACTCAGCGGTGCAAGAGCCTTGGTAATGGCATCTGTGATTGCCGTTTCTTCTGCAGTCGCAGCCGGAGCGACACCGCCTGCAGGTTGCTCTCCCTCGACACCTTCCTCTTTTTTCAGCTCCGCAATCTCTGCTGTAAGGCCTTCTACCTGCTTAGCGATTGGAGCCAGTGCGGCCGTTACAGCCTTGGCGATATCTTCAGCTTTCAAATCGTATTCCTCCTTTGGCTCCTCCTCTACGGGAGCCGTTTTATTTTTCAATTCAGTTAAAGCTGCAATCGCCTCATCTATATGCTTCAAGTTTCCGGCTGATATTTTCTTCCCGGCCTTTGCTATCTGCTCCGGCGGCTTGCCGATGGCTTTGATGATGTCTTCCTTGGTCAGCACATCCTCGGCAATATCAACAAAGTCCTGTAGCGCCTCCCGGATGGCCTCCGGATCGGTTTCCAGGCCGCTCTGCCAGCTGTCCCAATTAAAAAGAACCGAGTTGAGGGCATCCTGCGCCGCCCAAAATTCTCGGTTCTTCCGGTTCTTATGGTATTTGTCAGCGACCGCGCCCTTCTCGATCAGGCCCAGCGCTTTGGCTATCCGGCTCAAGATTCCCTTGGATACCTCCTCTTCCTCCCCGATCTCTTCCCGCTTCCCGACACCCCACATACTGAAGCCGGTGATCTCGCCTTTCTTGATGGCTTCCCAGGTGTCGTCGTCCGTCACTTTCACGGCCGCCACCCAGGAGCCCTTCACGATCTGCTGATCACCAAGCGTCATGTCGCAAGGAGCGATGTACGACTCAATGACAAATCCCTTGTCGGCTTCGAGATCGTGCTGCTTGTCGATGTTGTAGGTGTGCTGCTTCTCCATGAAGAGATGGGCTGCCTTCTCGATCTCGACTTCGTCCATTTGATCGTCATGTGCGTCTGCCACATCCGGCTGGTACACCACGCCCTTAACGATCAGCTTATCATCGTCAATCTTGGCGATCTGGACCTGCTTTTGAATAACACCGGCTTTGTTGGCTTTCTGAGCCTTGATGATAGCAAAGGGTACGCCGTTGGCTCCCTTGTCCACTAGGGAAATGTGCGTAATCTTTGCGTCCTTCAGTTTGAAAGTCATGTTTTGTTCTCACCTCCTTCCAAGTGTATATGGTACAATAATCCAAAAACAAAGGAGTTTTTTTATGTCTTTGAAATGGACCCCAATTGAAAATGCTAAAGTTATCGGAATGTTGCCAGAGTACAGAGTATTATTTAAAAAACACAACTCATCTTTCGCCGCTATTGAAATCGCAAAAACACTCATCGCTGAAGACAAAATAGGTGTGTTTGATAAACGAAAATCTAATGTTAATGATTTAAACGCAACTATAGGGGCACACATCACTCGGATGAATGATATTGCTTCGGGTAAGATAAAACCTGAATATGGTGATGAGCCCAATTGGGCCGGATGCTTTCCCGAAGAATAATTATTCCATTATTGCCTGCATCGTACAACGGCAACGAATAATCTCCTCGGGACGTCCTGCAGGATCACCAGGAAACATCAGTTTGCTTTTCCCAACCTCAAACGGCTCGTCAAGTGCTCTGACCTGGCCGTTTGCTTTCTTATGACTCTTGCGTGTACGATCGCCCTTTGAAGACCGCCACTTCTTGCCGTTGACGACCTCCGATTGCTTCCATCCTTCCAGTTTCCCGCCGTTGGCAGCCGCCGTGCTCATGGTTCGGGAAACTGTAATGGCCCGTTCCATTGTAAAAGGTCCTGCATCACCTTTGGCAGCCGCTGCGCTGATCTCACGTACCAGCAGCGCCCGATCGGAAGGTGTCTTGCCCTCCTTGATCGCCTTCTGAAAGGCACGAGTCATGGTGTCCTTAGAAGTGCCATTCATATCGGGAACAAGCTTCTGCAGGTTCTTAGCAAACCGTGAAGCAGCCTTATTCTTCGTGGACCACGTTTTCTCATTACTAAGAACCGAGAGCTCTGATTCCCCGGCCAGGTGATACAGCGGTGTAAAGGCATCATATACTGCCTGCTCGAATTGGATGGTAAACAAATCACCGTTCTGAACGGACACCAGTACCTTGCCCAGCTCCCCGATATCAATCAGCAGATCCTCGCTCAATTCCTCAATGGCATCATGCAGGGCCTTCCCCTGCAGTTCAAGAATCTCGACAATCAGGTTCTCTCCCTGCTTATATAGCTCCTCCAGCACGACCCGTTCCGCATTTGTCAGCTCCAGACTGTCCAGAAACTCAGTATCATCCGCTTTAGCGATCCGCTCCCAGCATTCCTTACACATGTCCCTCGGCCTCCTCATGGCTCTGACACAGCAGGCGCTTGGCAATAGTAGCCACACGATCCTGCATATCATCCCCATCGGTATCTGGAATCGTCAGCGCCGGCTGGCTGTTCATAAGCTGCGCAATCGGGGTATCCAGGTACTCCTCGCTGTATTTAGACTCATCAATGGTTGTGTCCAGAACTTCCTCGGCTATCGGAATCAGATCCCGGACCAGCATGATGCCTCGGTCTGCGATAAAGTCTAGAAGTGCCTTGCGGTCTTCGGGATCGATGATGCGCGGCCCTCGCAAGGTCGCCCGCACGCGGAAGATACCCATGGCCGGGAATAAACGTTTGTTGAATATCTCATCCATGATCCACTTGCGATACGGTTCAAAGACCTGCTCCTCTGCAAATCGTAGGGCGGCCTGAGCTGTGGCGCGGTTGTAATCGGAGCTCTGTCCGACCAGAATTGGTGGCAGACGGAACGCAGATAGGATATCGGCTTTTTTGTCCTTTCCGTATTCTAGAAAGAGCGCATCCTGCTGAAGTAGATCGTTTAGCTTATCCAGCTTAATGGATACCTTCTCGACCTTTTCATCTAGTGGCCCGCCGGTCTCTTCCCCCAAGGCTTCTAAATAGAGAATGCCACCCTGAGATTGTGAACCCTTAACGTTTTTAAGTAGCTCCATGGATTGCTTCGTCAGCCGGCCATTGGTAACGGTCAGTAGCATGGACAGCATGCGGCCATTGCTGAAGTAGGAAACGTTGAGCTCCTCGGCCTCTCGGCTGCCGACCACGCCCGGCGCATTCCCAAACCAACGGGGTTCACCATATGGACCGTCATTGCCCAGCTTCAGGGGGATAATCTGATTACCTTGACCCTCTGTTCCGAACGGCCGGAACCATACCACTGACTGCCCGCGCTTCATAGCATACTTCCGGGAGTAAATATCCTGAGAAAACTCCTCGACCTTCTTCGATGACCGGATCAGCCGCTTACGCTTAATCGTCACCTTATCTGTCTCCCGGGTACAACGCACGAACTTAGGATTGATCCGGTACAGTGTAGGGAACTCACTGCCTGCAGGCCAGGCGACCTCTACATTCGCATTCCCGCTGCTTTCAATATCCTCAATCAAAGAGCTGATGATCTCATCCGGTGTATCCTCCAGGTTGCAGGTCTCCAGAAACTTGTCAGCTCTGTTCCACTCCTCCAGTGCCGTCTGGTCGCTCTCCCCCGGAATATACTCCAAGGCAATACCGTAACCCGCAATGTTCCGCCTGTACGCTTCAATGCACTGCGGGATGATGTTACTGTTCTTGACCAGCAGCTTGCAGGATGCAGGGTCATTGCCTGGAGGGAACGGCAGCAGCCCATGCTGATCGTAGAGGTTTTCAAAGCTATCCGGCAGTTGCGCACTGGAAGGGATATGTCGGTCCTCTGCTTTGGATATCTGGAACCACTGAGCTTCACCGCTCATGTGTTACACCCACCCCACATCATGATCTGATCGCTCCTCTCTGTCCTTTTTCCGCTGCTTCACACGCTGCAGCAGGTAATCCGTATGGATACCATAGCGGCGAGCGTCACAGGTATGGTCATTTTGCTTAATGGGCTTGTCCTCGCCCCGCTGTGCCGCTTTTTCGTCCCAAACGTAAGACACCAACTCCATTAGGGAATTGGTGTTATCAGCACAGATATATAATTCATTGCGCTGGAACCGGTTGGACACGGTTTGAATTCCATCCAACACCGTATTCACAGCAGCCCGGATGTTGGCAATACCCCGCTTCTGCAACTCAATAATAAAAGCCTTTGCTGACGGGTCAATGAAGATTGCATACTCATCGCCGTCAAGAAAGGCTTCCAGGTCATCAGCGTATTCGCCATTTGTTTTCTCACCCTTGCGGCGAATGTTGTGATAATACTCATCCAGCTCATAATAGATGTTCCCGAGGACTCCGTATTTCAGGAACGCTGTCGGGTTATTGGCCCCGTAGTCGATACAAATGAACTTACGGTCAAACTTGGCCGGGAACCAGTCCCGCGCCTTCTTATGGATGGCATCTTCGAACTTTGAGAAGATAACCCCTTCAGCCATAACCCAAAGACCTCGAATGAAACGGTCATAGAAAATCCCGGTGTACCTCCGCCGATACCGTTCGCGCACCCGCTCGGAGAGTGAAAGATTGTCCTCCATTGTAAAATGTATATGCAGCGCATTTTGCTTCTGAAGCTGGTTTAACCACTCCACCTTAAACCAGTGATAGGGTCCTCCAGGATTGCAATTGAACCAAAGTTTTGCACCGTCAATTGAGCAGCGTGCTGTCGCCTGATCTACAAAAGATTTCGGCATCAGCGCAACCTCATCAAAAAACATTCCTGCAAGCGTAATACCCTGAATCAAGTCTTGGGAGCGTTCATCCTTACCGCCGAAGAGGAAAAACTGGTTACTGACCAGCCCTCTGGATATCGTTAGGACGTTCTCAGTCTTGTTGTCATGAATCTGGTAACCGCGGCTAGCTAACATCCTTTTCAGCGATCCCACGACATTCCGTCTTAGTGCACCTATCGTCTTGCCGGCCAATCCGAATTGCTCACTGTGAAATGTCTCCGTCGCCCAAACGATAAAGCTGAACGACATAGCCACCGTCTTGCCAGCACGAACGGAACCATCACATATAATGGCATCCTTGTCATGATGAGGACTCTCTGTCATCCACCACGTTAGCACTTGCACCTGCTTATCGGAAAAAGGCTTCCACTTGAACGTGGGAGGCTTAAGTTTCAGATTCGCCATCTTTAGCCCACACCTCCGAAGCCCTTCCCCTTAAAGCATCGATAAAGCCATCGTCCTGGATCTCGTCAGGCTCAGCGCCGCCACGCTTGATCATCAGTTCATGTTTCAGCATCTCGATTCGGACACGTTTCTCTTCGTCCGTCAGGCGGCCCTTCAGCTCAATAGCCCGTATCTTCTTGTCCTGGATGCGGGTAAGCGCCTCTTCCAGCTTCAAAATATCGTCCAGCTTACGGAAACCCTTCTCCTCGATCTTAGATTCCACCATTTCATTACGGCTATGCGGAATCTTCTTCGTGATGCCAGTCTTCTCATCGTGGATCTCTGCAACTTCCTTAATGGCCTTCATTTCATAGAGCACACTTCGCTCTGTTTCAGATAGACCATCAATCAGAACCTTTATCCGCTGCATCATACGTCGTTCACGAATGGTCAGAAGGTATAGTGATTCATTCGCTTGGGCGATTGGATTGGTGTCAACCTGATCGATGAGCTGCTGCTCGGCTTCGGTAAGAGTGTCCATCCAGATCGTTTCATGTTCACCGGTGGTGACTGCCTTGTTATTTCCGACAGGCCCACCCATACCGCCGCTGTTACCTTTGCCGTTTTGATTCCCTGGGGGAGCACCACCACGATTGCCAACAGCGTTTTTGTTCCCTTTAGGAGCGCCACGGTTATGTGGAACGTTCCCTTTACTTTCTAATGGAACGCTCCCTTTGGATTTATGTGGAACGTTCCCTTTGAGTTCGTCTTCCCAGCGGTCCAGTGACTTCCACTTTCGGACCTTGTTTTCGCCAATAAAAAGAGCAGCGGCGATGTCCTTTAGCTTCATCATTCCACTACTCGCCAGCCACATCTGCTTTGCTTTGTCCCTTTCGGGACTGCGTTCTCTGGCCATGCTACATGTCACCACCTCCAACAAAAAAGGACAAGCATTCACTTGTCCAATAGTTACTGATTTTTATTGATAAACATTAAAGTATCATGTCGACAATAGAACTTTTTTCATGAACTTATATACAGAACTAGCAAGCAAAACTAAGACTGTGTTCACCAACAACGAAGTCAAAACTGATACTATACTAGTTACATATAAATCTATACTACTAAGCATAACTATTACTGAGTTTAATAAAAGAAACATTAAATAAGGTCTGGAAATAGTTATTACATCCTTTTTCACACCACTATTCGTATTCACTTTGTTATTCACTGTAATAATAGAGAATAATAATGCCGCTAGACCTAATGCAATTGTAATATTCATAGTAGCCATAGTTTTCAGCAGCTCCCTTAATAAGGGTACAGAGGTAGCAGCATTCTCCGTTTTATAGATCCCATCACGATATAGAATACCGAAAGTACCAATTGTTATAAACAAATAACAACATCCTATAAACCAAAATATAAACCCTGCCCCTTTTTGCCTTTGTCCATGTGAAGAAGAAGCGCCCATTATATCATCCCTTATGTTTTTCTCTTAAGGATAAATCAGACCAAGACGAAAAAATGTAAGATTGGGCATATTCGCTTACTTAAAACACAAATAATAAACTACAATTCATCTTTCTGCAGCTCAATATCTATCTCAATCAACTTCTTCAGATCATCAACCGTCTTAATCTCAATCCGACCGTCCTGAAAGTCCTTTACCCACTTGGCTATGCCGGCCTTAACGATCTTCCGGTACTGTGCCTTGCTCTCAAGGATTCCGGCCATGACTTCAAGCTCATATTGCAATAAAAGTTCATCTTTTGTTCCCATTGTGTTCCCCTCGGCTTCCATGTAGTATTGGAAACGAGACAGCGGATGTCCGAAAATGCCACGCGTGGCGCGCCGCTGTCTCAGCCGGGGGATACCCTGGATGATCGGGAGGACGTTAGCGCGTCCTCCTTTTAATTATGCAACGGGATCAGAGCGATGAAGCAGCACCGGCTCTGTGCCGGTCGCAGCCTGGTACCGTAATTTAATCACATCACAAAATACCGGATCAAGCTCCATTGTCCTGCAGGAGCGATCAAGCTGATCACAGGTCATCATGGTGGAGCCGCTACCGCCAAAGAAGTCAGCAACCGTGTCCCCGCGCCTGCTACTGTTCCGAATCGGAATTGCCAGGAGTTCCAATGGCTTCTGCGTAGGGTGCACATATTTAGTCACATCCCCCTTCGAAACCTCCCAAACTGTTTCCGGAAGTGGATCTTCCGCCGGTAAGCCGGCCCGCCATACAGTGGTCTGCTTACGGTCGCCGCACCAAGCCGGAGCCTTCCCCTTCATGTGAGCATAAAACACCGGTTCATGCTTGAAGCGATACTGAGCCCAGCCGAACGTCGCTGCATTCTTAACCCAAATACATTGGCAACGAATAGTAATCCCTGCGGCGTTCATCGCGTCTTCAAACTCTCGCTGATAGGACGATGGATGGAATACATAGATTGCTGCGGTCGGTTCCATGGCCACGGCGTACTGTTCGAAGACTGCATGCAAAAAGCCCGCAAACTCCTCTGTGGGCATATCGTCGTTCATTATTGAGCTGGTGCCGGCTTCAACCAGGCGGGCAGAGCCGCTCTGCACCGCGACATTATACGGTGGGTCCGTCACAACCAGAGCAGCCTTCACCCCGTCCATCAGCTTGGCAACATCCTCAGCATCCGTAGAGTCACCACACATTAGAATGTGACGTCCGAGCTGCCACACATCACCGCGACGCGTCTCCGGCTCCTTGATCTGATCAAGAGCCCCCTGCACGTCGAAATCATCTTCAACAACCAGTTGATCGATCTCAGTATCCGGCATGCCGCCAAACTCTGTAATCAACTCACCGATCTCATCCGGATCAAAACCGGACAAAGCCAGATCCGCACCACCTTCCTGCAGCTCACCAAGCAACCGGGCCAGTGCCTCATCATCCCAGTGGCCAGATACTTTATTCAGTGCCAGATTCAACAGCCTCTCCCGCTCCGGGTCCAAGTTGACGACAGACACTGCCAGCTCTGTAAGACCCTGCTCATTGACTAGAACCTTGTATCTCTGATGACCACCGACCATGTTGCCGGTCTGTTCATTCCACACGATCGGGTCCACATAACCAAATTCGTCCAGGCTGCGTCGAAGCTTCTCGTACTCTGGATCGCCTGGCTGAAGGTTTATGCGGGGATTGTATACGGCGGGATTGATTCGCTCTACTGATATGTTTTTAATTCTCAATTCACTCTCATCCTTCATTATTTAATAGACAGAAGAAAAGCTACTCTTTTGAGTAGCTTGTAGTACTAAATATTAGTGGGTTGGTCTATTTTTTTCATCAACGCATAGTGTACATTACCAGAGTGCTCTTCTTGCATAGAAATCCAAAGCTCGTAGTCCTTGTCAATCAGTTGAACTTGGTGATGATTTAGTAGTACTACTATTTTTTCTATCCACACAGGGACTTCATTGAAGAATTTTTCATAATCTTTCTCTTTACGAAAGGGATTTGTGGCGTGTAGAATCTCCCCACACCATTTATTAAGATCAATTAAATCACTTTTCGTAAGATATCCATCAGATAATAGTTCTACAGTTCTCTGTTGATCTTCATTATATCCAGGCCTACTTGGAACTGGATAAAACTTTGGATTAACTGCAAATAAATTTCGGAGGATTTTTTTGGCATTCCAATGTTTCTTGAAGTCCCGATATTGCTTTCCATATTCCGTTTTATTCGCAGCTATAGAAGATAGAGCAATAAGTTCGATTATTTTTCTGAATTGTAAATAAATAAATTCAACATCAAATAACGAAATATTTACTTTTAGTATGTGTGACTCTATCACTTCAATTCGAGCTTTGATCTCTTCCATACACCTCAAATATTTCTCAATATCTTGATCCATCTTTCAGCCCCCTTAACCCTATACTTCGGTTAATAGTGGAAATATATTTACAAATAGATACTATAAGATACATTGGGGTAAATCAGGCATCATCTGCAGATTGGGAACACCTCTTTGAGTTGAGTTGGTTTCCCCATCTTCGGATAGGTGGAAACTCAGCGGGAGACGAAGATAATCTACCCACCCTGCTCTTTTCCGCCCTTCACCACACAAACGCACGATCCTTCATTTAAATCCTGAGAATGGCTTACAGAGGGCCAAATACAGACATGAAAAAAGCACCAGAAGGTGCTTTATAACTCTATTGTTTCAATAATTTTACTTGAGACAATTTCCTTTAGTGCATTTTCTAAATTATCAGGAAATTTGGCATTCCATTGTCCTACATCATCAAAATATCCTCCAGCTGAAGAAATTTCTTTATGAGTTATTACAAATTCAATGACACCTATACTTGGGATCTGAATTTTAACAGCCCAATCAGCTGGTGAAATCCCTACCGGCTTTGCATCAACACCATATCCCAGCTCAGACTGAATTTCTTTCAGTACATTTATTAGGGCATTTTTAATGTCTGATCTAGATTGAATATTGCTTGCAACGCTTGTCTTTAACTCTTCTTTCCAAGAACTCATCGAAATCCCCCTTCGACATCACATTTAAAATTTAGGAATCTTTGTTCTTTCATTTTAGAAAAATGCACTCAGAGGTACTTCACTGAAAATGCTCACAATAACGTTCTGCCGTCAGGATCTACATAAGTGAATTTAACATCATTTTCTTTATAGGACATTAATACTGCTTCAATTTCCGATCTGAAAGAGCCAAGACCACGATCATCTTCCCATGATTTAATTATTGATTTTTTTTGATTAACATTTACAAGAAAGCCATTTGCTCTAATGTAGTCCTGTCCTTCTATCACTCGATAAAAAACAGATTCGCCGTTGTCAGTGACTTCAATTTTGACGTTCATTTTAATCCTCCCTTCGACATCATATTTCGACGTCTAGGAAGTTTTTTCCTTCTGGCATTTTACCTTGGAACAAAACTGAGCCGTACCTTCCCAACGGCCCCATATACAGCCTTTGCACTTCTTTGGCTGCTTCGGCGGATCTTTTAACCGCTGCTGCTTCCTCTTCAAATCAATTCCCCCAATAGAAAAAGCCGCCCAATAAAATGAGCGACTTCAGAATATGAATTCAATTCAATCGTGCAATGAGCCAGATCTATAGAACGGCGTCCGCTCCGCATTCGCAGCAAATGCGCTACGCTCTTTGCTTTAAATCTTTACGGACTTTGTTACAAAGGAGGACAAGACCATTTTACAAAGCTACCGAAATTAGAGTCAATTGACCCAATGACGATGACGGACAAATTATACCCGCTTTCCCCTATTTCCCTTTGCACTGCTCACTCAATCGTTATACTGCTTCTATCTGTTTGATATGCCGACATTTTGGGAAACTGCTGCATCCGTAAAACTGACCTCTAGTACTATTACGAAGAACGAGCGTGCTACCGCATTTCGGACAAGTCATCTCATCCACCGGGGTTGCAGCGATAACAGCCTTTGGTGCCGGAGCTGTCCCGGGATTCATAGCCAAAATTATTTCAATTAATGCCTCACGATTAATTAACTTTACATGATTGGACTTCGCCAGTTCATAAGCAGCGGTCGTATAATCACTATTAGAGACAACCCAAGCCTCAACAGCTCCATAATGCGCGATGGAAGCCTGTGCCTCCTGAACCGCCTTGATCCCTACGTTCTTACTGTAACGCTTGGCTTGTACTACGATTTTCTTCCCATCCTTCTGAAGGATCAGATCAGCGCCATAATCACCAGCGGCTTTTGTTACCTCAGTCTTATATCCCTGTGCTCGAAATAGATGACCAAGATACTGCTCAAACTGAATTCCTTCCATTTTATCAATGTCTGCAATCCCCGATTTCTTCAAGCGCTCCTCATGCTTCATTCTCCGAGCTATTAAAACTACAACCACAACAGCAACTACAAGAACACAGACAATAACCGATGCCTGAATCGACTTCGTTAACATATAAGTTCCAGCTAGCGATCCAAATGCTGCAAGTCCCATAACACCTTGAATAAATTCTTCTTCCTGTTTTGCCTTACTCTTTCTTCTTGCCATCTGAAACCCCTCCGCTAATATCTTCTTATAGTCCAATATACGTCATAAAGGAAGGATTTTCCTCCTTTGGTGTCGAACTTTAGACCTATGAAAGGAGATGATTATCTATGGCAGATTCAAAAGAATATCAAACTGTTGCCGGTGATATTACTAGTGCATGGTTAAAAGCTAAGGCCGACTTAGCAATTGCTGGCGCTGGAACAGGAGAAGAAAGAAGATTCCCTTCTGCAGAAGAAGTCGCAACTTTTTACGAAGTGGTCGCTAAAAAAGTTTTGAAGTCTTAGCAACAGAAAAAAGGGAGAGGAGATACGCCTCGGTTAGCGCTGCATTCCTGCAGCCGTGCGTGTCACTCTCGCCTGATTTCCACAGTACAAATATATCATGCTAAAACCCTAGTGAACGGCCATTGTGCGGTCATAACCCGGTCAAAAAGCGGACACGTTTCTATAGAGAAAGACTTTCTAGGATTTTCGAAGGCTCTATTTTCACAGTCCCCATTACTGAAGTACATCCTTCAGCATACATTTCATAATTAAATTCAAGATTTCTATTTTTATGCATATAAGAAAATAATGTTTTTTTGTCTAACCAATTATCCTTTGGATGAAGTATCGTAACTTCAATATATGTATTAGGATGAATCACGTCATTAATCCCACCTGCAAAAAACACTCCTTTACTTTCATCATTTTCAAAATATTGCGTTACAACATTAAGATTAATCTGTATAGGTTCATCCTTTATATCTTCAGTTGGTATAATTCTAATTGAAGGGTATGTCGCTATATATTTACCTGTATTTTTAATCCCAACTACAATTGAAAAACGATTTCCTTCATGTTGGTTCAAATTATAAAATATTTCCAACTTTGGTTTTTGCCTTCTCCCAAAACTGTCCTCCAACATATGATGTTCCATTTTAATGAAACTATCCCCAGCTCGCGTGTAATATAAGTTATCTCCAAGCATTGCTCTATGTGGTGGCAATTCACTTTCCGGTACATATGTAATTACAAACCCCTCATCACATTCTTGATCATCATTTATGTAAATTACTTGATTTATGATTCCAATGTTTAATGGAACGATTGCTTCATTTATCAAATTATTTAGATCAGTAAGGAAATTTTTTATATATTTAATTGGTTTTTCCTCACTTGCTATATCAGCTGCTTCTTTGTTTTCCTTTTCAGTAGAAATCCCCCATACAATAACACCTCCTGCTGAATTTGAGAATCCCGATAGAGCTTTTGCATATATTTTCCTATCATCTTTTTGAGCACCTCGAACTTGAGCAGCACTCTTTTGTTTAAAATCAAGAAATAAGTTTTCTTCGCGGCTGCCTATCATTGATTTTATTCCAGAGTATCTTCCGTCAATTATCCTCTGATAGATTGAAAATGCGTTGACCATTAATACAACCCTTTCTTACTTTCAGGTTTATAAGACTTCTTCTATAATTCTGTATATTTCTTATTTGAGCCATAAGCTTTATCAACAGGGTACTTTTCTTCATTAACTATCATTTTATTTCGCAAAGCATCTTCTAGATCGATTCCCAAGTCATTACTGATGAGCAATATGTAATAGAATATATCCGCTAATTCATCCCTAATCTTATCAATATTATTCTCCAACGCTTCTTCACTTGTTTTCCATTGAAACAACTCTAGTAATTCCGAAGCTTCTAAATTCAAAGAGATTGCTAAGTCTTTCGGGTTATGAAACTGTTCCCAATCTCGCTCTTGTCTAAATTCAAGTATTTTTTCTATTAACTCATTCATAGCAGATCATTTCCTCCTTTACTAATCCCATAAGCTTTGCACAGATCTGTAAACGTTATGCCTAACCCTAATGATTCTAGTTTGTGAATCCGATCCTTGTACAACTTCCGTAGAACGATAACTTTGTCATTATCCCTCCCGTGATGAACCATTCTATGACAATTTGGGCACAGAGCAAAGATATTAGCGACTCTATCTAGGTTATACTTATAACTCTTCTGTTGAGCCATTGGTATAAAATGATGAGCTTCTACGTAAAACTTCCCAGATTTTTTAGAAATAAAAGTACTATGCGAATCGTCAAATGAACATTTGAAATTATTATTTCTAAGAGCTCTAGATGCTTTTTTTGAATCTCTAGGCCATTTTTCACTACCACCTTTATCAACCAATGCAGGCGGTCTCAGTTCTGGATTCTCTTCAATATAGTTCGGAACATTCTGATTTTTTTTCTCAATTTCCAGAAGTGTTTCTTGGAACTTCTCTTCACTACTTTCATCTTCTAAATAGTACTGATCATCGTTTAAAAGCAAATAGTCATTAAATTGTTCAAGAGTCCGACCATTCATTATTACAAGCAATTCTTCATAAGTAATCAAAAGTTCTTCTAGATCTTCAATAATTTTTTTTGAGTCTGGTAAATTGTCTTGATCATAATAAGTTCCACAGATATGTCCTTTCATATATCCTTTTGCTAACCTTCCTTGACTCACTAAGTCAATATTAATCAAACCTTGTTCTTTTGGTATTGTATGTAATAACTCACGTACTTTATTTGAAACTATACCTAATTTTTCATTCCCCAATTTTTCCTTATATTTCTCATGAAAATAAGTACACCCTTGGTTTAAACTAATGTAAAAACCTTTGAAGTCTGAACGAAATACAAAAACAATGTAATAACCCTTTGTAGCTTCCACATTTTTCTGTTTATTAAAAACTGCTACCCAAGGTACATCTGCCCAATTCCCCTGACCAGGTGAACCTTGAACTCTATACATTGACTGATCTAATTTAGCCTCTTTTAGAAGAATTGGTGGTATTGTTGATCTAATATGAATCGCAATTCCATGTGCTGTGAACTCTTCCCGCTTAGCTTGAGAAAACGACTCAAGTATTACTTTGCAGCTACTTTGAAAATTACTATCACTTCTACTCAAGTTTCCTATTTCCCCCATAGTTAACATCCTCTCTTATAACATCCATCCTATCTAAAATTCCGACATTTTCCAATACCAGGCATAAAAAAAGATGCTGGTTATTCAGCATCCTTCTTATTCTCCCTATAAACTTCAATTCCTAGTGCACAAGCCAATATATAAATTGCCCTCGACTTCACCCTTCGATATTTCCGTTCACTCATTCCCAATTCCCCACAGAGAATCGAATCATATTCGTCTTCATAATCCAAATAACGTAGTTGGATTATCTCCCGCTCAGCCTTCTTAAGCCTCCCCATTGCCAAATCAAGTAGCTTCGACTGCTGCTCTAGTTCCGCTGCTCTATCTGTATTCCATATCGCTATGTTCTCCGTCGTTCGGCTAATCGCATTGGTTGACCCGTGATACCGCGGTTCCGGACTGGCCGTTAATGCTGCCTGCCGCCGTACGAATCCAATCTGCCGATATACACGTATCGTCTCCAAATGCTCTTCCACCCTCCGACGGGTCTCAATTTCGTCGATCGGGAGGATGTCAAAAGCCAGTTGGATTGCTAATTTGTCGCTTTTCCCCATGATAATCCCCTCACTCGTGGTATAATTCGAATGAAGGTAAGAGTTTGGACCCCCGCCCCGGCCAAGGATATGGGGGTCTTTGGTTTGCAAAACACAAAATATTAAGTATACTATAATTGCCGAAACGCTAAAGCGTCTGTACAGGATGGCTACCTGGCACTGATGATGGCAAGCCAAATGATTTATAAAGTTATCTTAATGTCTATGTTTACTGTAGGAGCGTGGTTATCTATGAATATTAATATTTCCGCACATTTCAACATTGATATTACTGTATCTCTTCATCTGTTTGCCGTAGCCAGTCTTGCTTATGGACTCAGTTCACTGACGAGCTCGTGAGATTCGAGCGAAAAGTATCTGTACTAAGACACCTTGTGGTGTCTTTTTTTATTTTTCAATCGTAATATTCTACCATCTACCCGATCTGTCCCCCTTGTAAGTGAAGAAGCAGCTTTACGCTGCTCCTCCCCCATCCATCATTCTTTTTGCCGCCAATTTTCGGTAGGCATTATACCGTGAAGATAACTGCCCACTGGTCATGCCGCGCTCTATCGCAATCTCTCTCCAAACCTTATTTTCCTTTAAGCGCTTTTCTAAAAGGTCAGGAAAGGGAATTGGGTGTCCTTCATATTCAACCTCTGGAAAAAGTGGCCGCTCTTGAAGAATAAAAGCGTCCAGTTCTTCTTTACTCACTTCGGCTTCAATATCTGAGTCCGCCGGATCGGATATACCTTCTTTTGAGTCTTTCTCCCTCTCACCTAGAACATGATCCTGGTCAGTGTTTCTGATCTCTGTATCTTGGTTCCCTTCCAGATCCTGATTATCTCCACCGTTCTTCCAGTCCGGTTCAATGGTATCTGGACTGCCCTCTGCTTTATCATCTTTAGGATTCTCATCTCCCTCAGATACAGCATCGAAATCTTCTCTTTTGACTACTGCCTCTGGTTTAACCTTACCAGTGCGCCACTCATCCCACTTAGCAGCCAGTGGAGCCACGCGCTTACGGTATTCGTCCACCATTACCACAAACACACCAACACCCATATCAGCATCTGCAGCTAGCTTCAGGTATGTCTCACCTTCTGAAAGGCTCTCCGTAATGCTATAGAAGTCATGCTTCAGATCATCGAAGCTCGGAGCCAATCCGCTTAAAATAAACTCATGGATAACTTCAAGGTCAATTTGAACCGGCTCCGCTTTTATCTCTACCTTCTCGAGTGGCAATCCCAAGTCCATAGCAAGCTGTTCACCATCCGGCTGAGCCACCGACACAACGCCTGTGTTATCAACGATATATTTAGTTAAAGGCTTACCGGTGAGCGCATTCTTCATAATCTTGTACGTAACAATCTGCGAATCAAATCCTCCGATAACCTTCAGCTCCAACATGCTTTGAAGCGTGTTATACTGCCCGTCCAATTCGGAAGCCGGGATGCTAATTGTAATCTCCGTCTCCTCAGCAGACTTCAAATTGATCTTTTTAACGGTTCCTTTGAAGTTGATATAGCTCATCCTTATGCCACTCCCTTAATATATTTTTGGTTGTACGCCCAACAGAGCGCTAAAGCATCCGAGGGATCGAACAGCCGCTGCTGAACATCCCCCTTCTTGTACTTGCCCTTAGGATCGTCTTTTTTATATAAGACCGGTATAGCTAGTTCGTCATAATCGAGATCAAAAAGCATCTGCATTTCAACAGCGACCGTCTCTTTATCCGCATTACCCTTACCTGTCTGCATTTTGAGTTCTGATGGCCGGATATCAGCAACCTTGATACCCATATGTAGTGCGGCCAATGTAACCATGGAGTAAGCACCGACCAGGGCAATAACGCTCGAGGCATTTTTGAAATGAACCGGCCTCTCCAATACGATTAAATTAGGCTGTTCCTGCTCAATCATCCGGAAGGTGTCCTGGTATATGGCATCCAGCACATGAGGCATTGCAATCTTGCTGTAATCACGGAGACCAAATTCAATCGGTTTGCCGCTTTCCATAGTCGCCCAACCTGAGTAATTTGTTCCGTGATCGATGCCCATGATTTTCATGATTCTTCGCTCCCCTCTGTCTTGGCGGCATCATGGCCGAATCAAGTACATAGACCGTACCGGCGACTCGTCCAATGTCGTCCCACACGGTATAAAAGTTACGACGATGAAAGAACGGATCAATTGGCTTACGCTTCTTTGCAGACATCCTGGTCCGCCCCCCTTTGTCGCTTTCCGATCACAAGCTCAAATTCTGCAATACCCTCGTCTATTTCAGCTGGCTCCAGCTCAGTGAATTCGGCAATTAAATCCGTCCGGTCCGGCGCTACCCCCGTTTGAGTAAACAGGGTAATCATGAATTGATACACATGCCAGTAATTCCAACGGCTACCCATTACGCCCACCGCCGAATGTCCCGAGTCTTGCCAGATACCCGATTGATCACGATAAGTTTGTCTTGAGTATCCCGTTCAATCAGCCAGTTTGCTGGAATGAGCCCAGCCGCTTTAATCTCGCCCTTCTGCCGACGTGTTGGTCGCTTCCCTTGTTTCATCCCCAGTCTCCTCCTTGTTGAGCTGCTTCCACTCTTCTGGCCAGACATACTTGCCATCGATCATCTGCGCGACCATAAAATCTCCTGAGTCCGTAACCCGAACCTCCCTGAACATTCCCGTTTTACCGTGTAGCTGCGTGTAGCTATAAATTTCCTCCGGTGTGTTCAATGTGACCGACGGTGTGTGCCAGCCATCCGGCTCCGGGAAGCAATATCCGTAAAACTTCTCGTCCATGTTTGCCCCCTCACGCCCATTTGCGCTTGTCGATATCCTTGAAGTTCCCAGCAGGCGGCGATGACTGATCCGCATGCGCCCGCTCGTAATTAACGAATTTATTGAACTGCTTGAGGAAGATCAATTCGGCCGTGCCGAGTGGACCGTTCCGCTGCTTTGCGATAATGATCTCGATAATGTTTTTCTTCTCGGTTTCCTTGTCGTAGTAGTCATCCCGGTAAAGAAAGGCGACGATATCAGCATCTTGTTCAATGGAGCCCGACTCCCGAAGGTCACTAAGCATCGGCCGTTTGTCCTGGCGTTGCTCGACGCCACGGCTGAGCTGCGACAACGCGATCACTGGCACATCCAGTTCCCGGGCGATCTGCTTTAAGGTACGGGAGATTTCTGAAACTTCCTGCTGTCGATTATCATTGCGCTTTCCGGATCCGGAGATGAGCTGCAGGTAATCAATGACGATCAGCCCGAGCCCTTCCTGCTTCTTCAGCCGCCGGCATTTATTCCGAATTTCATGGACCGTCAGCGCGGGTGAATCATCGATCAGGATATTACTCTCACCCAACCGCCCAATAGCTTCAGCTCCCTTAGCCCAATCATCATCCAGGAAGGCTGCTGTCCGCATATGATTCGCGTCCAGGTTCCCCTCAGCACAGATCATCCGTTGTACCAACTGCGAGGCTGACATTTCTAGGCTGAAGACTGCGACCGTCTCTTTGGTCCTCACCGCTACGTTTTGAGCGATGTTAAGCGCGAATGCCGTTTTGCCGACAGATGGCCGGGCTGCTACGATGATCAGGTCACTCCGCTGGAAGCCGGAAGTCATTCGGTCCAAGTCAGGGAATCCACTGGGCAGGCCAGTTACACCGTTCTCTGTTTGGTTGACTGCTCGATGCTCCATGTCCTCATACACTTGGACCGCGACATCACGCACCCGCTTAAACTCCTGCTTGGGTGCTGCCTGATCTGACAGACGAGCTGCGGATACTTGCATTGCCGTAATGGACTGTGCAGCATCGCCGCTCTCGCTGGCCATTCGGATCTGCTCAATACCGGAGCGGATAAGCTCACGCAGCATATGCTTGTCCTTTAAGACGCTGATGTAATGATCAACGTTCGCCGCTGTGGGTACCGCTCCGGCGATCCGGGAGAGATGCTGAACTCCACCAACATCAACAAGCCGCTTACTCGCATCCAGCCTTGTTGCAACTGTTACTACATCGACCGGTTCCCCGGCCTCCGCCAGTTCAGCCATAGCTTCAAATACAAATCGGTTTGCAGGAGTGTAAAAGGCCTCTGACGATAGTTCCAGCGCCGCTTCCAGAGCGTCACCTTCCTTGTCGATGAGCACCGCACCCAGAACAGAAGCCTCTGATTCCGCGCTGTGTGGTATTTCAATCCCTTGGATTTCCGAGTAGTCTTGCATAAATCTTCTCCTTCAGCCCACGCGGAGGCGGTACTGCAGCCGCACGCGCCGCGTCCATTTCTGCAAATAATTTATCCGTGGCGGCACGTAGCCGATCCCGCTCCAATAGTTCTCCGACCCGCCCTCTAATTTCAGCGATGTTCGGGGGGAAGCGCTCAGTCAAGATGTGGTTATTCACATTGTGCATGGCCACTTGATAAGGGAAGTCTTGAAGATATTTATGCAGCCGATCAATGTTTTCAGGCGACTGGTCAAACCCGGGATAATTGGCCTTAATGGTGCGGACCAGAAGAATAACCTCCAGTTTCTCCACGTCGTCTCTCCTCCTCAATCATCATGTCTAATTCTTCAAGATCTCGTTGATGCTTCGTTTTGCGCTGCGGCTGCGGACTCCCAATGGCGACAGGTACGTGCGGCACCGCACCTGTTATGGGCTCTTCCTGCTGCAACTTCGTCCACTCGTCATAGCAGCGAGGGACGCAGTAGGTAATGCTTCGGATTTCATCGCGCTTATGCTTCGGCTTGTAGTTGTCAAAGGAATCATCGACAACCCTGTTTATCAAGTCGACTGGTAGTCCATCAATAATCATCTGCTTGATTTCGGCAAAATCTGTAGGGGATACATTCAGCCCTCTACCGCGTCTCTGACAAAAGTGCTTTTCAATTTGAGAGACTGCTTTCAGAATCTGACTTTCGTCAGAAGCAGAAGCAGCATCTTTTAATATCTCTGTAATATCTTTATTAGATCGGCAGTTTTCTGCCGCGAGATCGGCAACATTCTGCCTATCACTACCCTCCAGAGTGGCAACATTCTGCCGATCTCTATCAGGAGAGTGGAAGTTTTCTGCCACTCTGTTTTGATACTTTTTAGAATTTCTAACACTAAAAATGAGTCCGTAAGGTGCTCTTGTCACCCGGATGTAACCATGATCTTCGAGTGTTTTTATCCAAGAACGGATGGTGCGGTTGCTGACTTCAAATATCTCTTCAAGCTCATTAATTCGAATAGGCTTATTCCCGAGGACGACGCCCCAGACAGTTCCCTCTTTCTCCTTCTCCGCAGTCGTGGAGCTGATACACCACAGGAAAAGCCATATCGCTGTGCCAATTTGTTTATAATGTCGCGGCTCCAAAAGCCCTGAGTATGTCGGAAACGGGTAACTGCCTTCGGGCATTCAATCATCCCCTTGTAACACTGCGTATCTGAACTGTAAAATTGCCCGTAAGCCCATGGGTCGTAAGCATTCCAGATTGTACTCCACGGCCAAATTGCGTCATGACCTCATTGATTTTGTCCGGTACTTCTTCTGGGCTACTCATTACAGCCACTTGAGCTCCAAGGGAGTAGGCCAAGGCTTTCAAATGTGCCAAAACAGCATCATGCCCACCTTGACAAGCTTCATCTAGCAAGGATTCCATTTGCTTAAAAATCTTCTCATGAAGCAACACATTACTCATATCGCACGCTCCCGCTTGGTCTTTTCCTTCCATTCCTTATCCCCCAGGCATCTGCTTGGCGTTACCTCAAAATAGCGGCGGCCCAGAACATAAGAGACAAATAAACCTGTGGATTTCTCGTAATACATCCCGTTTAACAGAGTTGCTAACTCCGGAACAGTTCCAGCAAACAAATCCAACTGCTCAACACTACTCACTGACTTGCCCCCTCTCATCCAGCAGATATACAATGGGGTACTTAACTCGCTTTATGGTCCATCCAGGATAACCACGGGCAAAATACTCCCGAGCCTCCCTCTTGAATGCTTCCTGGTCCACTTGCATCAGCTGCCAGATCCGCTCGCCCATCATGCTCTGCATCAGAGGTTTGTCCTCGATCATCGGTCTGCTACCCTGACCAGTGCGCCTGTAGTCTCCTGAATTTCTCTCTTAAAAAGTTCTGCGTTTGAATTACCATCCGATAAGTGCAAGAGCCAAATCTCCTCAACATTCCGGGTATCATTGGCTTTCAAGAAGTCTTTCACGTGCTCAAGTCCAAAGTGCGAACGAAGCAGCCGCTTCTTCTGGGCGGGATGCAGATGGCCTGCAGCCACCCGTTTATTGACGATATCCCTGGAGTAATTACACTCCACCATAATGTGCGTTAGGTCTCTGAAGCGATGCCGGCAGTAATAGGTATCTGTTAGGAAGACCAGCTTATCGCCTGCTGTATTGGCAAGCAGGAAGCCTAGAGGCTCCTCGACATCATGCTGAATATCAAAAGGTAGGATTGTCCAGGTGCCAATCGTGAACTGCTCCAACGCCTTGATAACCTTTAGACGGTGACCTAACAGCCCTCTGGCACTCGCCGTTCCTGCGCTGGTGTAAATGTTAATGCCTGCTCTCATGATTTCAGGAGCAGCCTTGCTATGATCTATATGTTCATGTGTGATCAAGCAACCGGCAATGTCCGACATACGGAAGTTAAGCGCCCGCTGAATCGACTTAAATGGAAAGCCGGCTTCCAGCAGAAGCGTGGTATGGCCATCAGATATGCGATAGGCATTACCTGCACTGCTGGAGCCGAGGCATTGAATGTCAATCATTAGAAATCCATCTCTTGTTCCATGGGCGGAACATCACCTGAGAAATTATCAGGACCCGGACTCCCTTTAGAGTCTGCCGGCTCACTATCAGGTGTACTGTCTGGTGGATTAGTAGGAGTAATATCGATAATCGGTCCGTTAGCATTCGCCCGGATTTCCTCATCAACCTCCGCCTCAGCAAAATCACTTTCCATTTGCTTCAGGCGCAAGTAATCGTCATCTATCTTCTGAGAGTCGATGGTGATGTCACCATAGGCCGCACGGTAAATGGTCTTCCATGCCATCTTGTCATACCAGCCCTCAACTGTTTCTGTACCAACTTTTTTGTTATTTTCCCATTTGTCCTTTTCTCCTCCCCAGAATTCCGGAGAAGCATGATCTGGCTTTCTCTTTTCGATATCCTTTTTTGTCATGACGACAAGCTTGTTCTTTTCTGGGGCCTTGGAAAAACTGTGATAGTAAAAGCCGCCGATAATATTCCCGCGATCAAAGGCATTGACGATCTCGAACTCGTAGCCTTCATACGTGTTCTTCGAATCCTTCTTGACTGGTCTGAATTTGTCAGTGGAGTAAACCAGCTCAACGGTCACGTGATCTGGAACATCCAGACCGTATTTCGTAGCCTTGAGCTCAATACCACGGTACCCTTCGATGAAGGTGATGTCGTATTTGCCGCTATTCTTATTTTTATAAGGGATGGGATTAATGTGATTCGGTTGAGAAGGGTCAAAACCAACCCTTGCCATAGCCACCACATCACGTGCAAGTTTTTCCATGTTCACATGCTGCCAGGTAACTGGAACGGCATCCCGAAATTTCTCCGACTTCTTCAGCCGCTTTTCCTCAGTGGTTTTAAGAATGGCATCCAGAGCGATGAAGTAATTCTGCGCTAAGCGTTTTTGAAAATTAGTAAGGGCAACCTCCCCCACGCCGGAACCAAATTCAGAAACAACCTTGTTCATAAAGCGTTCTGAGGCAGTCGGTTCTTTCTTTGTGATCTCTGCTGGTGCCGATTGTTGCTTTGTTTGATCTGTAGTACTCAATTAAATCGCCTCCTGTATGGCTGCCGTCTCAATGCGCAGTCGCTTATCTGCTTCACTCACTACTAGCCGGATCACCTGAGCATCCGTATCGATCAGTTTGGTTACCGCTTCCGCATTGTCTACGAAGATCGGAGCCGAGAAACCGTAATGCTCACCCAACGTGTTGATGATATCCAGACCGACATTGATTTGGGCCGCATTATTAAGACCAGCGTCATAAGGAACTCCCTTGTACAACGTGTCACATACTTCTTTCATGCCACCGTTAATTTGTTCTTCGAAAAGTCGGAAGCGTGCAAGACGGAATTTACTGTTGATCTTGGAGTCCAGCATGGAGACCTTGCGTTTAGTGAACTCATCCATAAGATAGAGCTCATGTTGTAGGCGCTCATACTCAGTGGCCAGCGTTCGTTCCTCCCCTTCCAGTTGAGTTATACGCAACTGAGCTTTACGGAAGCCATCAAACTTGACGCGGTCCTGCTCCATTCCAACCACTTCATCGCGAAGCCCTCGGATCTCTTCCCGAACCGTTCCGGCTGCCTCCTGCGTGGAAGAACTTAGCTGTTCAATTGCTTGTTGGACAATTACAGCCTCGGCTTGCTTACCGGCATATTCCGGATCAGCTGCAGGATCTTTCACGCCAGAACGTAAGTTTTCCAGCTCTGCTTCAGCAGCAGTCAGTTCAGTCTGCAATTTAGCCGATGTATCGTTTAAGATCTCAATCTCACCCTGAAGGCGTTCAATTTCCTGCTCAAACTTCGTTGCTTCAGCCACAGCCGCTTTTCCAGAAGCGTTAATCCGTTCCTTACGCTCTGCTAGCTGGCGGTTAAAGTCGGCTTCCGCTTTATCGTGAGCAATTTTGACTTGATCATCCGGGATTGCCTGTCCACAAGTCGGACAATTAGGGTCATGATCCTGAGGATGTTCAAAAGCGAGTCCCTTCAGGTCGGCAAATTCTTGCCGTAGCCGTGCCGCTTCCTGGCGCCGTGAATCCGCAAGGCGCTCATTTTGCTTGATTCGCTGCTTCTTGTCCTCAAGTGTGCGGCAAAATCTATCAAGCTCCAGATGCAATTGATTTACGGCGTCTCGCTTAATAGCCACCTTGTCCAGTACATCCGACTGTAGCCGGCTCTTAATGTCCAACAGCTCGCTTTGAATTTCTCTGAGTCGCTTTTCCTTAACTGCCACCTCTCCACCAGAAAGGATGCGGGACAACTCAGCCTCCCGCGCCTCGATTCGGCTACGCAATGTACCGATGTCCTCCTTCAAGGACTCCTCATCTAGCTCGGTTACATCTGGCATCTGCCGCTGGACCTCACTGATCCGGACCGGCAACTCCTTGATTTCGCTATTTATCACCGCACACCGTGCTACGACCACTTTTTTATGAGAGTCAATATTTCGGTCACCCAGGATGGCTGGCAAAAGCTCCAGATCTTTATGACCGTGGATTACTTCACCATCCGTTAGATCGCCACATACCTCCAGCAATGTCTTTCGCCGCTCCTCTTTCTTGAGTTGCTCGTTGAAATAGGAAGGGCTGGTCAGAAGCTTGAACAGGTCCTCTTTGATGACCTTGTCCACCTCTGCTTGATACTCCCGCATGCCCATCGGAACCCCGTCTACATAATAGGTTGTGGAATGACCCTCGAAGCTTTCCACTGGTGCACCGCGCTTTTTGGTCCACTTTTCGGCGTACACCCTGCGAAATGTGCGAGGGCGACCATTAACCAGAAAGGCCCCCTCAACTTCATGCTCCAGCTTGTGTTGAAGAATCTTTCCTGCAATGTCCAAACCTTTGATCTCAAAATCCGCTTTGTTCTGGCTGTCCTTACCGAACAGCAGCCAAACAAATCCATCAAAAACAGTGGTCTTGCCGGTGGCATTGTCACCATAAACATCCGTGTCCCCACCGTTAGTGGCGAGAACAAGTTCCTTGATTCCTTTAAAATTGCGAAGCGACAACCGTTCCATAACGATTCTCTTCAAGCGATTACCTCCTCGATTGCTGCACTACATTCTGCAACAAAAATCATCTGTTGATCGGGTGTCTCAGGATAACGAATACCATCCAGATATGTTTTAAGTGCATATTCTAATTCAGCAAGTTGTTCGTTGTCGGCATGGAGTTGAATGGATCCAGATCCCAGTTGAATGTTCAAAACTGGAGGGTTGAAGTGCGTTTCCGAATCGATTGAAAACTCAGCCGTCTCTTCATTAACTAAAAATGAATGTGTTCCACGCATGGCTAATTCCCCCTCTTGTGAAATGCGCCCCCAGCATGCTATAGTGGGGGCAAGTAAATATTTGAATGTCAATGATCAGTGATAGCCCATGCCAGTGGGCTATTTTTCGTTGTCATGATCTACGATCTGCCGATAATCAACGATCACCGGTGCGTTCTCAACACTTGCGATCAGGTTGTCATTCTCGTCATAAACTGAGAATTCTGAATGAACGTGATCTTCGTATTCGGCACCTACTTGCTTAATCTCGATAACTTCCCGACCTTCATGCTCTGTTCCGACCTCAAATACTCGTGTTGGATTACTAACCACTGTTAACTTTTGAATGACTTGGAGCATACAATGCCTCCTTTCTCTATGTAATTGATGCGTCAGCCGCATCTCGGAATACCGGCCGGAGGAAGGTTATTTCTAAGGTCCGATATTCCGAGACAGGGGCCGAAGCCCTTGCCGATTTAATGAATGCCTACCTGCAGAGCCATTTGCCGGATTACGGATCGGCTGTACAGCTTACCTTGAAATGACACCAAATCATCCTGACTGCCTGTGATGACACATCCTGGTGCATATTTTTTAAGGATAATCATATTTTCGTTCACAAATATTTCTACCGGATCACCATTCGAAATCTCCATCGTTTTCCGTAGCTCAATCGGAATGACCACCCTTCCAAGCTCGTCCACTTTTCTCACAATTCCAGTTGCTTTCATAATAAATCCCCTCCCTGGTTTCCATTGATTTGGTTGTAATGATTGAAGAAAATAATGCGTATCTCATGTGGAAGAGTGCCGATTATTTCAAGGAAAAGTTTATGATTATCACTAGCTGCCTTAAGAAGCAGGAATGTCCCCTGTACCTCTTTCGTAGTGGAAGCCGCATTCGATAAGTCGTCCCAGTGACGCTTCTCTGCGAAATGGAGATCCATTTCTTTTTGCCAGAAGCGCTCAGCAAGCGCCTCGCCAAACTGCTTAGTTTCTTGTTCCGTCACGCAGCCCCCTCCTTGTGTTTATCGTGATCAAGGGTTAAAATGGACGCAACGAGATACTTTAAGCGAGTTCTCAAACCGGTCCGCCCTGCCAGGCGGGCTTTTTTCTTTTGTGCCTTTGCTGCAGCCAGGTCATGCTCATGCAGATTGATCATCATTTCAAGCCATTTGATGTTACGCTCGAGCTTTACAGGATCAATCACATCGGCCTGCTGCTTGATTAATTGCAGATTATGTTCTGCATTCTGAGCCACGAACCTAGCTTCACCTTCCAAATCCTCTAGTTTCATTCCAGCACCTCATTTCATGTATTTTTTAGCTTTCAGTTCTGCCCTGTGCTCTTTCCAAAGCCCTATGTAGGAGAAATCATATTTCCGGCATAGCACTGCAACGTTATGCGTCAGGGCAGTTATCGCCTCAATTTGTTCCATAAGCCCGTCCCTAATAATTTGACGATCAGTTGAACTCAGTTGCTCCAAAGTTTTTGTGATAGGTAAACCAAGCAAAGCTCTTTCTGCCTCCCTAATCTCCTCAAGTGTCTTGATGTAAGCTGAACTCGGATGAAGGTCAGCGCGATCTAACCAAGGAACTGATGCTCCTCCGGTTACCTCAGCTGCAGCTGCTAAGAAAAGTTGTCCGTCATCGTAATGTTGCACGGTTGCTTGTATCACTGGCTTAGAAGCCTTTCGAGTTCCCTTAATGATCTTCCCTATCTGTGAACCGTCTACATGTGCAGCTCGTCCAGCTTTTGCTAAGGAGTCACCCTTCCGTTTCATTACTTCTTGTAGGGCTTCAGTAAAATGTCCAACTGACAATTGAATTTCACCTCATTTGTCCAAAGTAGTAGGAAGCTATCGGACAGAGGCCTGATGTATAATGTTCTTAAGCAATTCCCCTTGCCGAAACCCTCACCCGCCGTTGCCGGTACAGCTCGGCGGTTTTCTTTTTAGGCTGAATCTTTTTCGCTCTGCTTTTGCTTTGGTTCTAACAGCGGCTTAACCACTGGAGCTTCTTTGACAATCCGCAAGGCCTTGACCATCTTGTTCATATCTGGCTCGTAAGTAGCGATGTACTGAATTCCTCTTGGGTTGTCCACCTACCCCACCTCCTTCGTTACGATTTGTTCATCACAAGAACACGAATTGTGCGGTTCTGGATCAAAAAAAATTGACTGAACCGAACTCTTGTAATGATTCGCAATCTTAACCTTAATTTCATCCCGGGGCACTCTTTGAGCATTTTCATACATTTGCAGCGCACTAACACTGATTCCGATAGCTTGAGCCGTTTCTTCTCTTGAGGAATCACTACGCAAAGCCAGCAATCTTTTTGCAATAACTTCTTTCATTTTGTTGGTACACCACCTCTCGAAAACCACGTATTGTGTTGTTGAAATAAATATACACCGCACAAAACGTGCTGTCAACACGTTTTGTGTTTTTTATTAAAAAATAACACGCTATGTGTTATATTAATGTTGGGTGATGAATATATGGCCACTTTTGGTGAACGGCTTCGCGAAATTCGCACAGCCAAAAACTTAACTCAAAAAGAATTTGCTAAGTTATTTAAACTCAGTGAAAGCGCGATTGGGATGTATGAGCGTGACGAAAGAGAGCCTTCGTTTAAACTTGCTAATGAAATCGCAGATCGATTTGAAGTTACAACTGATTATCTTTTTGGTCGTACTGATAAGACAAGTCGTGAAGAAACAAACCTCTCGTTTTACGGAGGCCCTGAAAAATACACACCAGATGAGATCGATGAGATGGAAGCTGCTCTCCTGCGTTATCGAGAGATGAAGAAAAGAGCAACAGAACAAGCGGAGAAGAACAAATGAGCAAATACCCCAGCCGATGGGGATATTGATAAAAGGCTGATGATTTGTGCTTATTCTAATTATTTTTTTGATACTTGCTATTATCTATAAAAAAGAGATAAAAACTATAATATCGTTCCTTTTTCTTGGAATAGTTGTTATGTTGTTATGGGATGATTTAATCATAATCGCTTTGATATTAAGTTTAGTGGGATTCACGGCTTTTTTGACACTAGCTATAGTAGCTCTTATTAAAAAAGATAAAACTGCAAAATATAAATTTTTAGTCTCTACTCTATGCTTGCTTATTGTAGCTATAGGTATAATGAACGATGATTCAAAATCACAGCCCGTGGAGCAGACATCAAGAAGTACAATAGAATCCCATTAATTTGAAATAAGCCAGCAATGGCTTTTCTTTTCAACACAAAACAGAACATACGTGCGCATTTAGGAGGAATACATATGAACTTTTCCCAATATTTCAAAACTCCACTTGAACAAATGATCGAAGAGCAGTATCGGGCAAATGGAATATTATTGCCGGCTGATCTCACAATCGAGAAGATTGCTACAATTTTTGGTGTAGACGTAGTCTATTATGATCACGGACCTTTTAGTGATAATGAGGATTACGTTATTTTTCTGAATCGAAATGAGGAAGAAATCTCCCAGAGAATGATTTTTTTTCATGAACTCTGCCACGTTGTTCGTCACTCCGGCGATCAGCGGTGGATGCCCGATATGTTCCGTGAAGCCCAAGAAAATGAAGCTGACCGCTTCACCCTTTATGCTTCTATTCCATTTTTCATGCTTGAGAATTTCCGGTTACCAGCACGACTAAGCGAAGCAATCAGTAGAGCAGCACATACCTTCAGGACTCACCCCGAACTTACCCAACAGCGTCTGGATCAGATCCGAGAACGGATTGCCGGTGCTCGATTTCTGGCTGGTTTTACAAATATCGATGACAGTTTAGTCGAACAGTCAGCTACACAAGAAGAAGATGATAACGGAAGTCTCTTACCTCAGCGGATACGTGCCTTTTACGACTACAACGACTTTTCCCGGCCGCACACCCTAGTGATCGAACAACGAGAAGGTTTCAATTGGGATAAGCCACTGCATATTGAGGTTGACCGAAATTATAGAAGCTGCGATCTCCCCTCTTATATGTCCAAGGAATCCGCACCTGTTTTATCTGGAGACCTCTCCGTTTGTCCAAATCGGAACGGATGCGTCACCATTAACTTATCCCGAGTGGCCTGGAGACACGGCAAATCAGTCAGCCGGCTGTATCTACCTATGGAAGCAATAGACGATGCGTTGAACTTTTAGCAATGATTTAAAGGAGGAGTTATCAGTGTTTAATTATTCTGAGTCGACACAAGTTAAAGATGTAGCCGTTTATGCTCGTGTATCTTCCGACGATCAGCAGGAACGTGAAACCATAGAAAATCAGGTCGAGTTTGCAGAAAAGTATTGCGAGCTCCACAAGATGAACATAGTTGAATGGTACAAAGATGACGGTGTTACTGGAACGATAGGCCTGGATCAGCGCGATCAGGGAAAACGGCTACTTGAAGAGGCTAAGTCTGGAAGGTTCCATACAGTACTCATTTACAACATGAAGCGTCTTGGCCGGAAGGCTCGCGTAACTCTGGATGCGATTTACCAACTTGAAGAGCACGGAGTTAAAATTAAAAGCATGACAGAACCATTTGACACTGGGGATCCAATGGGTAGATTTATTATTACCGTACTTGCTGGACAAGCTGAGTTTGATCGAGATACTTTACTGGAGACATTGTGGCACGGAGCTAACAGGCATGCGCGACTAGGTAAATGGCTTGGCGGTATAATCCCATACGGTTATAAAGTGAACAGCGAACGGTTCCTAGAAGTTAATGAAGAACCTCTACCTGGTAAAGAGGACATGTCCGAAGCAGGAGTTATTAGACTTATTTATCATCTTATCGCTGATCAAAAGTTGTCGACTATCAAAGCAGCTGATTACTTAAATGCACTAAAGATACCACCTTCATATGTAATCCACGGGCGTCAAGTCAAGAAAGGTAAGCGTAAGGAGAACACAGCTGGAGTCTGGAGCCCTGGCCGCATTCGTAACATGATTGTCAACACTACCTATAAAGGCGTGCATGAGTACGGAAAGCGGGCCACTAGAGAACGGGAAACAATCATTCGAGAAGTTGCATCAATCGTCTCAGAAGATACTTGGCAGCTCGCCCAGCAAGTCCTAAGAGATAATCAAATTGAAGCTTTCCGTAACCAAACACGTCATTATCTTCTACGAGGTTTAATTAGATGCGGTTGTTGTGGATTGACCTATCATGGAGGAGCATTTAAAGGTGCAAAAAATAAACCTCAGGCTTATTATCTCTGCGGAGGTAAGACGGCTTATAAGGGGCCGCTTCAAGGGAAATGTTATTCTAAGAACATTCCTTGTGAGTGGATTGAAGAAATGGTTTGGGATGAATGTGTTCGCTTTATCCGCAATCCCGGTGAAGCTCTCAAAGAATTTGAGCAAGGACTGAATTTAAGGAAGTCTCATACAGCTAATTATTTGCAAGAAAAAGAAATGATACTTAAAGGCTTAAAAGATAAAGAACCTGAACGACAAGGTATTCTTTCCCTTTACCGACAAAAGATGATTAAAGCAACAGATGTTGAAATACAGCTCCAAGATATTTTAACGGAGACAAACACTTTAGAACGGCGCTTAAAAGAATTAGACAAATTAATGGAAGCTGAGAAAGACCACTCCTACCAGTTCGATTCTGCTGAAATTATGCTGAATAAGTTACGGTCAAAAATAGAAGGCAGTCCTTCATTTGAAACTCGAAGAGAGATTGTAAAAACATTGGTCCAAGAGATTATAATTGAAACCATAGATCCCCCTGGTGGAGGTAGGAAAAAAGCTTCCGTAAATGTTCGCTACTCGTTTTATAATTCCAAAGGTGTTCCACGCACGGTTGTCATTGCGGATTTCTGGGGAGCGGGAATCCTCAACAGCGGTGTACCTGCAGTCCGGCTCGTATAG